CCTGTAAGATTACCAACACTCGAATTAAGAGTATCCATTTCTTCTTTGTCTTGAGTAATTAATCTCTCAAGTTTTTCATCATTATTATTTTCTTTTATGGCAGCTGCTAATGTTTTTGATAATCCAGAAACAATTGATTCACTGATAGCTTGTGCTAACATTTTATTTGATTGTTTTACTGCTGGTGAATTAGCAGTAGCATTTGCTAAATTTGTATCTTTTAATTCAGCAAGCCTTTCTTGAAGATGTGTTGCACCACCACCTTGTTCTTCAATTTTTTTAAGCATCTGTTGAAATGCTTTTTCGCTGAGTTCGATTGTACCTGCCATTAGTTGCTACCTACTTTTGCTAATTTTTCTTGTCCTCTTGTCCATGCCGAAACGCCAAGAATACCACCAAATGCAAGATGAATGAGACCGCCATTGGATAATGTTAAAGATACCCATGGCGTATATGTAAATTGAACTCCCAATCCTTTATAAATTACTGGAAGAAATATTGTTACCATTGGAAATCCAACGAAATCCATAAAACAAATAATCATATAGAGCCAGCCCATTGCTGGTCTCCAATATGCCTTTACCCAATGCTCTTCTTCTTGTCTTAACTGTTCTTCGATAATTTGTTTATCAATAGAAGTTTGCGCAAGACCGACAGAAGCCTGTGATTGAGCTTGTGCAGTAGCTAACTGCATGGTTTGTAGATTTTGCGAATTATTATTTGTTGAATTATTATTGTCTATGATAACAACGGAAGGCTGGACAACAGGCGCAGGTGTTGGTGCTACTGGATCAGGAGCATTTTCATCAGCTGTAGTGTTCGTAAATTTAGCCATTTTGTTGTTTCATCTTTTCTTCTTTTTCTTGGAGATAATCCATAATCATTTCATAATACACATCTCTTTCGAAAGGAAATAAATTTTCAATTTCAGTTATAGAATATTTATGGTGCTGGGCCAATGAAAATATCATAGTATAATAATTTTGTAGAGTATTATGACTCAGCGTAAGGTAAAAAAATCGGTTAACGAAGATAAACTAATAGTTCTTTCTTTGCCATTAGAATTAGTATATTTGATATCATATGACATTTTTGGTTGGTCGGTCATAAAATTTTTAATTTTTTCAAAAGTTTTAACATCTAAACTTTCTAAGAAATTTTCTACATCTTCTTTTTTGTAGCTTTTAACATCATACATTTCTTCGCCATCATAAATTTTATCAATACATTTAATGATAAGATTAAACAATGCATCGTCACCAGAATTTAAAAATTCTTTATCGTCATAAAGAGAAGCATTGGGGTATTTCATTAAAATTCCAGTATCATCACCAATTTTAATGTTATTTTCTATTTTATCAGGAAAATTAATTTTAATATCATTAAGATTAACTTCAAAATCATAAATTTTATTGTCTTCATTATCCCTATACGCTACCTTTACTATATCTTCAACAGAAGCTGCACGAATTTTAATAAACAAATATTCTAAATCAAAAATTGATAAATTGTCAACATCGAATAATTCATCAACTGCACAGTTGTTTACAATTTGTTTGATGGCTGTTAAAATATCTTCGTCTTTTTCTGAAAGTTTAGCCATAAGAAGAATTTTTTCTTCTTTTACAAGAAACGGTCTAAACATTTCTTTTTTCTTAGTAGAAGGTATTTCGATAGTAAAAGTAGGGAATGAAATTTTAGGTAACATGATATACTCCAATTGTTAATAATTATACAGTGCCAAGTATTTTCGTTCCATTTGACGAAACATTAGGAACATCAGCAAATCCAAAAGAACCAGTAGCTCCAGTTTGTGTTACTAAAGAACCTCCAACTGGTTCTCCGTTGCCTCCAAAAATACTACTACTTAAACCAGAAGAAAAGAAATTCGATGCAGCCGATACGATACCGCCAACAATATTGTTTATTCCATATATTCCCCAACGAGTATACGCAAATTTTACAGTAAATTTCATTGGTCTATCTCTGTCGGACCAATCTAATGGTATCTCGGTAATAGAATCTGGATATGCTTCATAAAGGATAATTTGTTTTGTTAAATTACCAAAATTATCATAAACTAATATTGATATATCTGTAATATAATCTGATTTATAACCGATTGAATAAGAAGGAGAAGGAAAAAATGAAAAACTAGAACCAGTAAAATCGATTATGTTAGAAAACCAAGAATAAAAATATTTGTAAATATCTCCACGACTGTCAGCAAGAAACGTAACATTAACATCTGGAAACAATGCATTAAACGGCATTTTTTGATTTACGCCAGTACCCTGAACACGTACGTCTTGAGTTTGTAAACTAAATCCAGGAACAGAAGCTGCTTCAGCACGGAACTGTAAAGCTCTCATGCTATCAATAGTAAAAAGTGGATCTAATGTATTTGTAAATGTGCTTACTAAAACATTCGGAGATATTGGAATAAAAACAGAAAATTTATTGTTCTGTAAAATACCATATTCTGATATGTTAGATTTAAATTCTGATATATTGAATGCTGGCATTATCTTGTTGCTCTTACTGAATCTTTAAACACAGTTTCTTTTGATGCTTTCTTAAATCTTTCAGTCGGTAACATTAAAGCGGCATCCCAATTTTTCGTTTCGACGTTAAGGTAATTACTTCCAACGACATGATCCCAAAGATACATTTTTAAACAAGGTTTGAAGTAACTTAATTGCGAAGAACTGTTTAATATTTGATATGAAATTTTTAATTTTGTACTATTGTCATATTTAGTGTTGTTTACGGTGTTGTATAAACTATCCATCAACTTTGCACGAAGATATGGTGGTAGATAATGAAGATTAATTCCTAAAAAACCATTTTCTTTGAAATCTATTGGAAATACTAAGGGAAATGTGTCATAATATGGAAGAGTTGCTTTCATTTTTGGGTCGTAGAAAAACATATACATTTTTCCGATTGAATTGATATCAAGTTTACTTACGATATTTTGTTTATCATTCATCAACCTAACAGTATTAACTGTTTTAAAATTTGATGCTGCATTACGATACCATTCACGTGAAGATTGTTCTGTTTGATTTTCTGAATAGTATTTTATCGTCGCATTATCAGCAATTTGTTGAAAAATGTATGCCATTAAAAGTTAAGTCCTAATTCTCTTTCGGTTAATACATGGAAAGTCCATTTACGATCAGAACAATATGAAGCAGCAGCTTTCCATTTCGCATCGTTTTTACCCCAAGTAGCTACTTCATTAAGATATCTTCTTGTTATATTACTTTGTTTCTCAGGTGGTTTAGTTTGAGCATATGGTTTAATCTCAATCATTTTTGTTTCAATTAAACCTTGTTTGTTTTTTATCTTTACGATAAAATCAGGAAAATAACGATGAATTTTACCGTCAATCGGAGAACGATAAGGAACAATAACTTCTTCTGACGACCATTTAATTACGTTTGGGTCATCATCAAAACGCATCATACATACTAATTCCCATCTAGATCGATAAATAATGTTTGATGGATTTCCATCATATTTATTTGGTTTTTTTGGACGAAATGTGCCTTTGTAAGCCATACAAATTCTCACTAAATAATAATAAAGTATTTATAGGAAATTCATATGTCTTTACTTTCGATGGCTGCAAGTGCTTTAGTTTATAACGGTGAAAATGTTATAGGAGATGCTGCGGCTGGTGTTACAAATTTTGTAAGCTCTGTATTTAACGCTCCTCCTGGATCTCCAGCTGCGTTTGCTGGCGGTCAGCAAATGAGATATCCTATGGATCTTCCACAAAATTACAATATCAATTTTCAATTCGTAAAATATCAAAGACGTTCTATATTAGATCAACCATCATTTCCAAGAGTTGGTGGCGTACAACTTCCTATTCCTGTAAATTTGTTAGACAGCCAAAGTATTACTTGGGAAGGAACCAGCTCTGATCCTGTTGTCGGTGCAGCAATTGAAAATGGGCTACAAGAATATCAACAAGGTGGCGGTAATGCTAGTCTAGCAAGTGTAGTAAAATCTGCAGCTATTGGTGGATTAGCTGGCGCAGCCGTTAATCTTGTAGATTTAGCAACAAATAAAATAACTAATGCTCTAGGAATAAGTGGTAATTTAACAGATCAAGGTTACCAATTACTTGGTCTTGCTCAAAATCCATTTTTAACTATGTTATTCAAATCACCGACTTTTAAAACGCATTCTTTTAGTTGGAGATTTGCACCAAGAACGCCACAAGAATCAAATGCTATAGTAGCAATTATTCAAACATTTAAAATAAATGCTTTGCCAGCACTACAGCCTGGAACTAAAGGTGTATTTTTATCCTACCCAAATTTAGCTTTGATTACATTAACACCAAGCTATTACCTTTACCAATTTAAACCATGCGCTATTACAAATATAAGTGTTAATTATGCTGGTGGTGGCGTTCCTTCTTTTTTCCATGGAACAAATGCACCAACAATAATTGATTTTAGAGTTGATCTACAAGAAATCGAATATTGGTTGAGAGATAATATTCTTTCGCCAAATTCTACTAATTTAGATCAATCTGTTTCTGCACCTAGTCCTACATCTAGTTCAATTCAACCATCAGCTCCTGCACCTATTTCACAAGCCGCAAGAGCTGGGTTTTAATAGTCAAAATAATAGGTAAATAAAAAAATGGCTGAAAGATATTTTGTAAAATTTCCCATTATAAATTATGCGAACACCACCGTAATCAATATTATGGAACGAGCAATAGTATATAATACGCCAAAGAATTCACCTAATTTATATTATGCTTTTGATGTTGTTCAAGGTCAAAGACCAGATCAAATTGCAGATCATTATTATTCTGATCAATATATAAGTTGGTTGATGTATCTTACTAATGGTATTATCGATCCATACTATCAGTGGTATCTTTCTTCTTCAGATTTTAATAAACATTTAACAACAAAATATAATACTTCTATTCCTGTATTACAAAATAGTGTTATGTTTTATAGAAATAATTGGTATAATAGTCCTGGAACAATTAGTGTTTCGAATTATAATGCATTAGACCCGAGTCTTTATAAATTCTATCAACCGTATTACGATAATCAAGGTAATATTTTCAGTTATTCTAGAATACAAATCGATACTACAATTAATACCAATTCAATTATAAATTATAGCGCGAATGGAGTTTATGCTAATGGCGTTTCGAAATTTATAGAAGGTGAAATCGTAACGATTAATTTTGATACTAGTCATACAGGTAAAGGGCAGGTTGTAACATCTAATAGTACATCAGTATTAATTAATAATGTTTCTGGAACTCTTTATCCAAATAGTACTGTTATAATTACTGGTAGTAGTTATCTATTCGGTAATGCAAGTTTAAGTAATGTAGCATTTACAGCAGTTGCTTCTGTGGCTAATAATATTCCAGCTATAGAAGCAAGTTATTGGGATCCAGTTTACATATATGATTATGAAAATGATTTAAACGAAGCAAATAAATCTATAAATTTGATAAACAAATCAATAGCTCTTCCAATTTCTAAACAGTTGACAAAGATATTAAATGGTTGATAATTTCGTTCCAGGTGATATAGCAATAACTTCATTTAAATTATCCTCGCCTAGAGGATCATTAGATTTAGGTTATGCGTTTTCTTCAGCATCAATTTTTGAAACAATTTTTCATCCAGGAACTATTGCTTACATAAAAGTATTAGATATGGATGATCAAATAGGTCAGTTAAAAATTGTAGGCGATGAAACCGTTGATTTACAAATTCAAATGCCCGATGGTACATCTAGTGAATTTAAGTTCGCATTATATACTTTAGAAGATGCAAACATGGCAACACAATCCCTTAATTCAAAAATGTATACTTTGAAATGCGTTTCTGAAGAAGCGTTGCATGCGAAAACAAATTTTGTTCAAAAAAGTTATAAGGGATTGTTATCGGATGCTATTAAAGACATTCATAAAAATTATTTAAAAAGTACAAAACCGATTACAGTAGAAAATACTAAAGGTAATCAAAATATTGTTATCCCGCATCACGACCCATTCAAAGCAATTGAAATGTTGAGAAAAAGGTCTATTTCTGATCAAAATAAATCATCACTTTATGTTTATTTTGAAACTAGAGATAAAGGTAAACAATCATATACATTTTCTACAATAGAAAAATTATTTAAAAGTTCTCCGGTAAAAACATTTACTCAAAGCGATTCTATTAATAGTAGCATCTATAATAAACCTGAAGATAATATTATCTCTTTAGAAATTCCTAAAGTTTTTAATACGGTTGATAGAATTAAATTTGGCGGTACTAGACGTGTTAGTCAATTCGAATATAGAACACAGTCATATGTTCAAAAAGATATTGTTACCGATTCAACAAAATATACTACTGGGGGTAAAGGTTCATATGATTCTTCTTCCTTTAGACAAAAATATCTTACATCAAAAATTCCACCACAGTCATTAATTCCAGCTGATACTTCTCAAAGAGCCAATACTCATATTCCTGATAATACGGCAGATTTACAATCGTATCTATCGACTCTTTTACAAAATAGTTTAAAGATGAGAGTATATGGTAATTTCAATTTAACTCCAGGTTCTGTTATTAAAATTAACTTACCAAAGAAAATAGGAACGACCGGACCAAGAGAAGATGATGAAATGTTAGATGGTAATTTTTTAATATCAAGAATACATCATGACATAGGTATGCTTGGAGAAAGACCAAGATATACATGTGTTGTTGAATGTATTAAGGGTAATTTAGAAAATGGTGTAAAATGACCGAAAGAAATTTAGGACAAACATACGCTGGCGAATTTACTGCAAAAGTCGTAAATGTATATGATCCTGATCAGTCGGGTCGTGTTCAGATACGTGTATTTGGTCAACATGATGATGTAAGTAATATTCCGGATGCGGATTTACCTTGGGCATTAGTGCATCAACCTGTTACTTCTGCAGCATTTGGTAAAATAGGAACAGCACCATTAGGATTAGTAAAAGGTTCTATAGTAAAAGGTTACTGGAACGATAAAGATCAACAGCAGCCAATTATTACTGGTTCTGTCGGCAAAGCTGGTAATTTTATTGACGGAACAACTTCTGATGGTATTCCGAAAGTTAATACTTCATTCGGTAGTATTCCAGCAGCAGCTCAAAATCATAGTCCTCCACCGTTTATAAATCCGTTTAGTATTCTTAATGCTGGTCGTATGTTGATTACTGAAATTAATGAAGGTAAAAAAGATCCATCGAAATTAACGAGTAAAGATGGCGTTGAAACTAGAACTGTCCTTGATACAATTTTCAAACAACCATCAACGCCAACAGTAGCAAGTACTTCAGCTGGCCAACATGTTCTTGATACAATTAAACAAGTTGATCCACAAAGTTTAAGTGCTTCGTTACCAAATATGGTTTCTAATTTTTCAGATATTCGTAATATAATATCTATGTCTAGCCCACTTGGTCAAACTAATATGATGGGAAATATTCTTGGTAGTGTGATTGGAAATTTAGCAAATCAATTTGGTTTTACAAATACTATAAGTTCTATTCTTGGTTCTATTGGAGGAGCTAATCTTGGTCCAATATTAGGAAAGGCATTAAGCATTGGTATAAATTTAGCAATATCTAGTGCAGTAAATAATAATGGAACTACTTCAGCTTATAAACCTCCAAAATCAAATATTATTGGCACAAATACACCTAGACCACCAGCAAATCTTATTGTTAAAACAGTACCTAATCTTTACATACAGCAATATTATGCAGCTGTTAGTGATCCATTTCCAGGATATATTCAATGGAAAGGTCCAAGTGGTGATTTTGTTTATACATTAAGAAATGGTCAACCTAATTACGCATCTGCACAAGAACATGTACAGGGAAATTCTATATTATCAATGACGGCTGCTTTTTTACCTCATTTTAATATAGGTGCTGGATTAAATCCTTTAATTCTTGGTGGATTATTAACAGGCGGTTTAACTGGAATGAATGCCGATAGTTTAACAAAAATTCTTGGAGTTGGTGTTAATGTTGGATCAATGCTTGGATTAGCAAAAAGTTTACTTGGCGGTAATCTTGGCGGAGCGATTAACAGCACTATACAAAATCATTTACCCCAATCAGTTTTAAATGGTTCTGTTCAGAATACAATGAATGTATTTACTCAAAATCAAGCAAATCTTCAAAAGAAAAAGAAAAGTATGCAAGCAGCTCTTACTCCTACACCAGACCAAGCTGATGCCGAATTAATTCATGGTTGTAAATATCTCGCGTTAAAAAAATCATATAATGATCAGCTTGCTGGCGGAAGTGGAATTATAAATGAAACAATAACTTCACCAGATACAGGTCAAAAATATAATTTAACATTTGTTCCTAGTGCTACTGTTCACGAACCAACTGTAACGAAAATTTAAAATGGCAGATAATATGTTACCTACACAAGATACAGATTATAATTTAAAACATCCAAAGTTACCATGGCAAGGAACCTATCCTTATCTTCATGTAACACAAGATGCAGGTGGTGGTCAAACATTAAAAAGCATCCAGCCTGGAAATGAAGCATATTTCGAAATACAACCTTCAGGTTCTTATTATGGTCATGCTGCCGACGGATCTAAAGTTGAAGCAGTTGCTAATGGAACTTGGTCGTATAGTGGCAACGGTGCTTCTACTACAGTTGATGGAAACCATGACGTAAAAATCAGTGGTGTGTCTAGACAAAACTATGATAGTGGTCGTAGTGCTGAAGTTGCTGGGGATGATTATCACGGTTCATCGGGTCATCAAGTATTCGGTACAGCCGATACTCAATACCATCATTCTAGTGGTGACGTTTTTAATACAATCGACGGAAACCTTGTAGCTGATCGTGTTGGCGATATTCATGAAAATATTTTAGGCGATAGCGTACAACAAGTTACTGGCAATCGTTCTGATATAGTTAATGGCGAATGGGCTCTAAATAACCAAAGCGGTAATGTTGATTTCCAAATCGATATTGGCAAATTTAGATTAAAAGATGCAAGTGATATTCTAATTGATAGTGATACTTCAATAACATTAAAAGTAGGTAAATCAAGTATTGTTATCAATCCATCAAGTATCGTTTTGACTATTGGAAGTTCTATCATTAATATGACAAGTCAATTGATTGTAATCGATTCTACCACTGTCAGAGTTAATGAATAAGGACTAATATGGCAAACGTAGTAAGAATTGGAGATATAAGTGACCATGGTGGTGTAGTAATATCATCTGCTGCTAGAACATACGTAGATGGTATTCTCGTAGCACGTGCTGGGGATCTTCATAGTTGCCCAATTCCTGGTCATGGCGTTACTCCGATTATTAATGGCTCTGGAAATTTTTACTGTGAAGATTCTGTTACTGCAGTTACAGGTAGTATATGTTATTGTGGTGCTATAATAATAACAGGTAGTGCCGACACACTAGCTCCACTAGAATCACCGAGCAATGCAATCGCTCTTGATTCTGGGACTGTTGGAGGAATTATAGGTTAATGGCAAATTTACATATATTCATCCAAGGACAAACACTTACAGCTAATGATCTAAACAGTAACTTCGCAATAGTTGCTAATGGCGGTGGTGGAGGTAGTGTAAACACATCACAACAATATACCTTTACGAATGTTATTACGTTTGCTTCTAATCTTATTGTTAATTCTTATTTCCTTGACTCAAGTAATTCAGCTGGTACTAATGGTCAAGTTCTATCAACGAATGGAAGCGCAGTAATATGGCAATCATTAGGTGCTGTTGGCGTAAATACTTCCGCACAGTATATTTGGTCGAATACCCAAACATTTACTAACACAATTACATTTAATTCAACGATTAATGGTACTGCTAATAATTCATTATATATTGGTGGTCTACCAGCTGCTAACGTAGTAAGTAATGCACAGTTAATTGCTAATCTTGCCAATTACGTTACTGCTACAAATTTAACTAACAATTTAGCTAACTATCAAACTACTGCTGGTTTATCTGCTAACGTAGCTACACTAACTTCAAATAATACATCTTTCGTTGGTTCTGTATCTGCAGCTAATGTCGTATCGAATGCTCAATTAGTTGCTAATCTTGCCAACTATCAAACTACTGCTGGGTTATCTGCTAACGTAGCTACTTTAACTGCAAATAATACAAATTTTGTTGGTTCTGTATCTGCGGCTAACGTAGTAAGTAATTCCCAGCTATCATCTAACTTAACTAACTACCAAACCACAGCTGGTTTGTCGGCAAATGTAGCTACACTAACTTCAAATAATACAAATTTTGTTGGTTCTGTATCTGCAGCTAATGTCGTATCAAATGCCCAGTTATCAAGCAACTTGAGTAATTATCAAACTACTGCTGGGTTATCTGCTAACGTAGCTACTTTAACTTCAAATAATACAAATTTTGTTGGTTCTGTATCTGCAGCTAATGTTGTATCAAATGCCCAGTTATCAAGCAACTTGAGTAATTATGTTACTGCTACAAATTTAAATAACAACTTAGCTAACTACCAAACAACAGCTGGTTTGTCTGCTAACGTAGCTACTTTAACTGCTAATAATACGTTATTCGTTGGTTCTGTATCTGCAGCTAACGTAGTTTCTAATGGTCAACTGTCTTCTAACCTCACAAATTATGCAGCTCTTACTGGAGCAACATTTACAGGCAATGTCACAGCAAATAATATACAAACAACATATGATCTTAATGTTGGAAGAAACGTAACTATTTCTGGAAATTTAAATGTTTATGGTACAACTGTTACTGTTAATGCAGCTAACTTTACGACAGTGGATAATATGTTGTACCTTAATGAACCTGCCACTGCAACAGTTACTAATGCTTCTGGTAACGGTTCTGTTATTACGTATACTGCACTTAATGCTTTTAGTAATTTAGGTGTCGTTTCTATAACAGGAATTGTACCTTCTGGTTTCAATAATGCAAATTATGTTCCTGTATTATTCGCAAATTCTTCTACATTTCAAGTTTCGAATACATTTACTGGTACATTTACATCAAATGGTACTGCATCTTATAAATCAGGAATAAATCCAGATCTTGGTATCGTTGGTGGTTATAATGATGGATCTTATCACCATTCTGGTATAATGAGAGATTATGCGGACGGTTACTGGAAAGTATTTGATAATTATACTCCAGAACCAGACCAAGCTATAAATATTGTAACAACAGATCCTTCTTTTCATATCGCAAATTTTTGGGCTAATACTATAAACATTGGCAATACTTCTGTTTATGCTATAATCAACACCACGAATTACAGTCAAACATCAAATAATACATTATACGTTGGGTCTGTTACAGCAGCTAACGTAGTTTCTAATGCGCAGTTATCATCTAATCTTAGTAATTATGCATTACTTTCTGGAGCAACATTTACAAGTAATATTGCTGTTACTTTTGGTAGCAATACATTAAGCATAAACTCAAGTTCGATTACTCTTAAACAAATTATCGCAAACGGTGCATTTGGTGCTAATGGTACAGTACTAGCTTCTAATGGTACTGGTGTTTACTGGGCTAGTGATTCTGCTGTAGGTAATATTGTTGCAAATTCTATTACTACGAATAGTTTATCGGCTAACCATGTATCTGTAAATAATGATATATCTGTTGGTAATAGTAGCGTAAACTCGGCTATGTACTCAGATCATATATTTACTGGTAATGCAACTCTTAATATATCTATTTCTCCAAATCTTCTTGGCGGAGGTGGCGGTAGTACTCAATATGGACCTGCTATTACAATTGGAGGTCCTCTTAATAATGGTCCTGGAGGTTATCCAGTTTATGCTCCTCAAGGTGCTGCGTTTGCTACTACTGCTAATCTTTTATATGTAAACACTTCACTAATTCAACTTGGTAATAGTATAGCATATGCTAATATTTCTTCTTCTAATATTTTCATTGGTAATACATCAGTTAGTGTAGTAATTAATTCTACAGCATTTAGTGGTACTGCGAATAATACATCTTTCGTTGGAACTGTATCTGCAGCTAACGTAGTTTCTAATGCGCAGTTATCATCTAATCTTAGTAATTATGCAACCACAGGTTCTGTTACTTCTAATGCAACAACTGCTTATTCTAATGCTGTAAATGCATATACTTCTAATAACACAACTTATACTGGAAATAATACATTTGGTGGAACCAATACAATATTCAATTCAAACGTAACATATACAGCTGCTCTTTATACTGCAAATCTTATATTTACTTCGCCAATTAATTTAGACGGCGGAACTTTCTAATAAATACATTAAATTGATACCTCGGTATATACCGTTAAAGAGGATGCCATATGGCTAATACAATATTACAAATTAAAAGAACTACGGTGGCTGGTAGACAACCAAACACCACAAGTTCTAGTAATGGACAATATATAAATCCAGGTGAGTTAGCAATTAACTTAACCGATGGAATTTTGTACTCTTCGAATGGTAGTGCTCTTATTGCTATTGGTGCATCTCAATCTTCATTAACTGCTTGTACTATAACGGCAACTTCTTTAAATGCAACTAATGTAACGATTGACCAAGGTATCAGTGTCGGTAATAGCAGTGTTAATAGCTCTATTAATGCTATTGGTTTGTTCGCTGGTAATAGCAGTATAAATTCTGTTATAAATTCTATATTTATTTCTGTAAGTAATTCGGTTAGCAATTCTCAGATGTCACCGAAAATTATTTTCAGTGGTAATAGTATCGCTAATGCGCAGTTTAATCTTAATGCTTTTTCGCAATCATTAACAGTTAATACTTATTCGTATGATGGTTCTAATTTAACAATTTATACGACAACGAATACTAATTTCGTTGCGCCAACAAAAGGTCAGTATGTAACATTATCGAGTTTACCTGGAGCTGCGGCAAAATTTAATAATACTTATGAAGTTTCGGGTATAGTAGCGGCTAACGGTTTTACAATTTATACTCCTTTTGCTGCTAATATTGCCTCTGTTCAAAGAACATCTGGCGTAGCTACTATTATTACAACAAGTCCTCATGGATTTAATACATCAGATCCAATAGCTGTTTCTGGTATTCCTGTTGATCCAAATTATGCACCTTTAACATATAATGGTTCTTATACAGTAACTTCTACTCCTAATAGTAACACTTTAACTTATGCTAATTTTCCATCGATTACGAATACTATTTCTTCATATTGGACTACTGGTGGCGCAAGTAATTTACATTTTAACACAACAACCGTTCATGGTCTATCTAATGGTATGTATGTAAATATACCTTCATTTACAGATACAGCAAGTATATCTGTAACGGGTATGTCGTTTGATCCATTTTCTGGTTCTCCAAATGCATATTTTTCTTTATCGAGTCCTTATCTTTTTACTGGCGCACAAGCTGTAACTTTATCTTCATCTTCAACTAATGTTTATTCTGCTTCAGTATCATCATTTAAATCTATTGGTACTGCGCCAACGGCTCTTTCTGCAACTCTTACAGTAGCAATGCCAACGGCACATAATCTTGATGTTGGTTCTTATATTCAATTTAATGGCGTTACTTCTGGGGCGATTAATACTACGGCATTTTCGTTTGGCGGTACTATTTCCGGAACGGTTCTTACAGTAAATTCTGTTCCTACAGGAGTTACATTTGCGGCTGGTCAAGTTATAAGTGGAAGTGGTGTTACTTCCGGAACTTATATTACTGGAGCAGGATCATCTCCTAATACTTATAATCTTAGTGCATCATCAACTGTTGCAGTCGGTGGTACATTTACTGCATCTATCGCAACTACTGGTATTATGACGGTTACGGGTTCGCCAACTGGTATTGCTGTTGGACAATATCTTTCTGGAACGAACGTACCACAGGGAACATACATCGCTTCATTAGGAACTGGCACTGGTGGTGCTGGTACATACAACGTATTACCAAAACCTGGATCGGCTGTCGGATCTACAACAATTACTAGATACACTCCAATAACTATGAGTAGTGTTTCGTTAGTTTATTTGTTGAATAATAAAATTTTTAGTATTGCATCAGTTCCTACATCGACACCAAACTCTTTTAATATTACACTTCCAACTACTGGTGGTTATTCATATTATACAACTGCTGCTGTAACAGGAACTGGTGCAAATGCTTACGTACAATTAGCAGCAAATTTAAGTTTAGGTACAGCATCATTACCGACAGCTGGAAGTAGTTCAGATTTTAGTGGACAAAGACAATTTCCTTATACTGGAGCATCTGCTTCTAGTAATACTTTTGTTTTATTTAATTTAAATTCTGTAGTTGGTACACCTTATACTCCAGCAGCATTAACTACAGCCGCAGGTACGATTTCTCTACCAAGATGGAAATATCTTTTTCAGGGAACTTCTTTCGTTAGCGGCACAAGTACAATATATGGTTCAACTTGGGCATTAACAACTTCTTCGTTTACTGCTTCTATTTCCGGAACCGCTCTTACAGTTACTGGAAGTCCAACAGGCACGATTGCGATCGGTCAATATCTTACTGGTTCAAACGTATTAAACGGTACTTATATTGTAAGTGGTAGTGGAAATAACTGGGTCGTTAACCAATCCCAGACTGTTAGCTCAACGACAATTACTGGAAATGCATTTGTAATATCAGCACAATATCATCCATTTACGACAGGACAATGGGTGTTTTTAAAAGCAGAACCTGGAATTTATACTACTACAGGAACGAATATTCCAGCAGGATCTATAGGAGGTTCGCTGGGCGGTTGGGTAATAATTACTAATACTTCGGGCACTGGAGCATCTGCTACATTTACTGTCGGCAACAGTCTTAATAATTTAGGATCAAATTTATCTGGAATAATTTCTGGATATGTTGCTTTTGCTGGCTCTGTTTCCGGAATGACTTTAAATACAACAATAACGAGAGGACCATATACTGGTACTTTAGTTAGTAATGCAGTTCCAACTGCTAATACTTTTGATATTGCTCCAAGTAGTACTGATATAGCTTTTACTTTAGCGGCTGGATCATTAGGTTCGCCTAAATCAGTTTCAAGTTCAGTGTCTTGGGTTACCGATAGACCTATCAGTTATCCTACATCTTCTGTTGTAAAATATTCGATAGCTTCAACTACTGCAACTTCTGGTACAGTTTCAGCTTATAATTCTATTTACATGGAAGTTGCTAATTCTTCAACAGCTGTTAGGGTAACACCTTCTACGATTTATACTGGTAACAGTACTGCTAATATGTTTGCTAACTCTTCATCATTAGCAATTTCTGGATTAACGAGTGCTCTACAATTACAGCCAAGTCAAATTACAGTTGGAACTTCAGTTAATGGATTAGTAGATCCAACACAAAATGCATTTTTTGTTAACAGTTCAGTTTTTAGATTAGGTGGCGGTACTTCAAAATATACTTTAATGCAAGCTGGGCAGGTTACTGTTTACGGTTCTAATCTTGTTATTGGTACTGAAATTGCAAACATCAGTATGAACCAAAGTAATCTTGTTATTTCTTCTAATAGTATCGTCACAACAATTAATTCTAATAATGCTACTTTTGGCGGTGACGTTACTGTAACTGGCGGTTTAATTGCAAATGGTTCGTATGGTAATAGTGGAAGTATATTAATCAGTACTGGAACAAATACTTATTGGGGAAATGTTCCTGGATTAGACACAACACAAAATTATAGTTTTACTGGAGGTTTGTCATTTTATTCAACAACAAACGTATACAGCAATTCTATTAATTTTATTGATAATATTGGAAATTACCAATCAGTAGCTGCTAACGGAATATCATTAGCAGATACTAATGGATTCAATTCATTACTTACTGCAAATACCTTTACATTATCAGACAACAATACAATTGTTAACTCTACAACAATTACTCCAACTTTAATTTCGATTGGTAATTCTACTGTTAATACGCAAACTAATTCTACTGTTTTCTTTACTGGTAATAGCAGTTTTTATAGTTACATTAATGTTTCATCTCAAGGTGTTGTTAATACGTCAGGAAATGTTACTTTAACACCAACCTCTATTTCATTCAGTAATACTACATCATCTAACTTTTTTGTTGCGAATGATTCTGGTACTTTTGTTAAAAATATAATTACTGGTACATCTGTTTATGTAAATTCTACAAATAGAATTGCAGCATTACAAGTCGGTATGAATGATTCGACTGGCGGAGGCACTGCATGGGATAAAACTTATGCTGTATTCGGACCACCAACTCTTGGAACAACAACACCAGCTCTTGGTATAGGTTGGAACAGTGCTGGTGGTTATGGAGAAATTATTTCAGTAACTCCTGGAACTGGCTGGAACAATTTAAGATTAAAAGGTAATCTTGTACAATTATATTATATGGTTTCTGGTGGTGGTGCTGAAATAGAAGGTTTTAGATTAGATGCCGGATCCGGTAACGTAGGTATTGGAAATACTGCTCCAGGAGACAAATTATCAATTAACGGAACAACATATCTAGGTGGCAATTTAAAAATTTCTACTGGTATTTCTATTATTGATTCTGCTGGTTCACAAGGAACAGTTGGACAAGTTCTTACATCAAATGGCGCCAGTAACGTATACTGGTCGACTATAAGTGCAGCAGCTTCCGTTAATACTGCTGCCCAGTATGCTTGGACTAATACTCAATCGTTCAGCAACGTAGTTACTTTTAACGGTAACGTAGTTATGAGTGCTGCTAATAACGTAATAAATGCTACATCTTATACTGTAGGTACTGCATTTGTTGCCAATGCTACTGGCGTCTACACTACTGGTACCGTAAACGCTGCATCATTTACAACGACTGGTAATGCTAATGCTGTTAATTTTTATTCTGGTTCTAACTTAATTGTTAATAGTGCTAGTATATTATGGACTGGTAACACGAGTACTTCTCCAACAATTACATTAGCAAATACTGGCGCATTTAGTATTGGTAATAGTAGTACTACTCAAACTACTGGTTCTATAACAGTAGCTAACTCTGCTGGTAACGTACAGATAACTGCTGGAGCAACAAGTATACTTGCGACTGGTATCGTTAATGCTTCTGCGTTTACAACGACTGGTAATGCTAATGCTGCTAATCATTATTCAGGTGCTAATGCGGTATTCAATTCTACTAATCTTTTATGGACTGGTAATACGAGTACTTCACCAACAATTACATTGGCGAATACTGGCGCATTTACAATTGGTAATAGTAGCACTACCCAAACTACTGGAACTATTTCAGTAGCAAACTCTGCAGGAAACGTAACAATAACTGCAGTTTCTGTTGCGATTAGTAACGCTACTGCAAGCGTATTAATCGCTAACTTATCGGGTATGTACACCACTGGTACAGTTAATGCTTCTACAATTAATTCTACTTCATATACAATCGGCAGTTCGTTTATTGCAAACACTTTAGGTGTTTATACTACTGGTACTGTAAATGCAGCTTCATATACAATCGGTGCTGTAGTCACTGCTAACAATAATGGTATTTTCACAACCAACGTAGTAAGTTCGATATCTCATCTTACAACTGGCGGCACATTTGTTGCGAACAATACTGCTCTTTATGTTAACTCTGCAATTTTTCTTGCAGGTTCGAACGGTACTGTAGGACAAGTTCTTACTTCTAACGGAACAAGTAATGCATACTGGGCATCTGTAACAGTAACAATTAATACTGCCGCTCAATATAGCTGGACGAATACTCAAACATTTTCTGCTAACCAAACATTATTTACTAGCACCAACGCTTCTCCTAATGCTATCGCTGGTGCTATTATTTCATATGGTGGTATAGCTGCAAACGGTAACGTGTATACTGCAGGTCGTATCGGTTATGCTAACTCAGCTGGTGCCAATCAGGCGTATACATATTATAATGCATCAACTGGTAGTCTCGATACGGTATTTGGATAATGGCAACTAAAGTTATAATTCTTACTACTGCTAGTGGATCAACATGGACTGTTCCTTCTGATTTTTCATCTAGTAATAATACTATTGAAGCCATCGGTGGTGGCGGTGGATCGGGTTCTGCTTGGCCAGCTGGCGGTGCAGGTGGTGGCGGTGGTGCATATACTAAATTAAGTAATTTTTCTTTAACTCCAGGACAAGTAGTTAATATTAGTGTTGGTACGGGTGCTGCAACCCCTACAGCTAATGGCGGAGATACTTGGTTTAATACAGCAGCTGCTTCTGCGCCATCATCTTCTGCAACTGGATTACTTGCAAAAGGCGGTTCTTTTAGTTCTAATACTACAGGTGGTTTAGGTGGACAAGCATCTGCTTCTATTCCTTCAGCTGCTGCTTTTAGTGGTGGTAATGGAGGCACTGGTGGTGTAAATGGCGGTGGCGGTGGCGGTGGTGGCGCTGCAGGACCAAATGGAGCTGGTGGTACTGGTGGTCCATCAAATAACGGTACTGGTGGCGGTGGCGGTGGCGGTAATGGTGGTACTAATGGTAGTGCTAGCGTAGGTGGTACAGGAGGTGGAACGCCGACTGGTTCTGCTGGTAGTGGTTTTAATTCGCCAGGAGGTACAGGAGCAGGTGGCGGTGGTGGTGGCGGCGGAGCAGGTGGAGGAAACTATAGAGGCGGAGAAGGTGGCGTAGGTGTTTACTGGACTGCAACCAGCACTACTTCCCAAACTGTTACTATTAGTATTGCTAATCCAGGCGTATTTACTGTTGCTACTGCTCCTCAATCTGGAACACCTGTTGTATTTTCTACTACTGGTGCACTTCCAACAGGTATTACAGCTGGTACAACTTATTACGTTCTTGCTATTTTTTCTGGTGGCGTTACCTCTACTACCACATTTAATATAGCTGCCACTCTTAATGGAACAGCTATTAATACAACTGGTACACAATCTGGTACACATACTGCAACATTTACTGCAGTTGCAGGTCCAGGAGGTGGTTCTGGTGCGGGTACTTCTACTAATGGTCCTAATACAACAACGGGTTCTGGCGGAAAATATGGTGGTGGTCAAGGAAACCAGAATGGCGATACTAGTGGTGCTGCTGGTGCGGGTATCATTGTTATTACCTACACACCACCAACATACGTAACAAGATTAAATTCATCTGGTAATTTTTATACTGTTGGAACATTTGATGAAGTAACTGGTTTAACGGGTGTAGCTACTAGAACATATAGTAATGGTACATTTTTAATTGCCAATACAGGAATATTTGATGAAGTTACGATAAATCCAATTACTGCTGGGTTAGCCCAAAAACTTTTTGCAAATGGAACTTTACGAATTTCTGGCATATTTGATGAAGTTACAAAACCAACATAAATAACTATTAATTAGGAAAATTTATATGGCAAATTTACAAAGTGGTACTAGAATTTATGGAACAGCAACTATTGATACATCAGTTACTGTTGGATCAGGCAACGTAACTATTAATTCTAGTGGTGTTGCTGCAAGAACAGGTTCAGGAAATTTTAGTTATAGAGCATATGCTGGTGGTGGAACTGATACTACGGCTGGTATTTTCCAAATAACAGATTCTGCACAATCATCTCAATTAGCTCTTTTTAGTGCAAATACTTTAACCGCAATAGTAGCAGCTAGTGGCTCTGGAAGTTCTCTCGTTTTTCAAGCCAACGCAACAACATCGATGACACTAGCCGCTAACGGTGGCGTTTATGCTGTTGGTACTATTAACGCAGCATCGTATACTGTTTCTACTTCTTTTATCGCGAATACGTTAGGCGTATACCATACTGGTGTTGTTAATGCTGCATCTTATGCGGTAGGGACTGCATTCACCGCCAACTCGACAATGACTAACACAGCTTCACTAGTAGTCTCGACCAATACAGCTACCATCGGTACGGCTGCATATTTCGTATCAAACGGTAATATCGGTGTTAGCGGTTATAGTACTCCTTCGTTTAAGATAGACATGGGTAACAGCGGTGGTGCTCTTGGTGCTACCGCCAACAGTCAGATTTTTTATCAGAGGTATGGAAGTACAGATGGTAATGCTGACTCTCTAGAAATTACTAATACTAGAATGATAGCAAACACCGGTTGGGACGGTGCTGGTACCAGACTGCAGCAAAAGATAGACGCTACTTGGATGGCATTTATTCAGTTCAACGGCGGGACTGGAACGAGCTACAATGACAGCGGCATAACATTTGGTACCGGTAGTTCTACGTTAAACGGTGTTGCAGTTCCAGAAACAATGCGTTTAGCTTCTAACGGCAACTTGGGTATCGGCAACACCACTCCTGTAGATAAGTTATCAGTTAATGGTAACGCATATATTCAAGGTACATTACTTAATGCGCCATCGGCTGCTATAAATGCTGCTTCACACACAGTCGGTACTACCTTTATAGCTAATACTACACAGCTAACTATCACAACGCCATTTTCTGCCAATGCTTCAGTTGGTACATCTGGTCAAGTTCTTATTTCAAACGGTGTTACTGGTTCGCCTTACTGGGGTACGGCATCTGCAGGTGTAAATACAGCGGCGCAATATCTATTCAGTAACAATATTTCTTTCGGTAACTCAACTGTAAATACTGTTGTTAACTCTGTAGTTGTTTCAGTCGGTGGTGTATTTCACGAAAACAGTAAAACATTAACTTCTAGTTATACAATTACGACTGGTAAATCTGCAATGTCAGTTGGTCCATTAACAATAAATAGTGGTGTTGTGGTAACAATTCCTTCAGGTAGTAAGTGGGTGGTATTATGAGTTCAATAACAATCAATGGCGACACTAGCGGTTCGGTAATCCTTCAGGCTAATGCTACTGCTGGCTCTAGTACTCTTTATCTTCCAGTAGGTACTGGTACTATTACAGCACAAAATGTTTCTACGAATATTGTCAGCGGAACTGTTCAAAGCCCATCCTCAGGAACGGCAGTTTTATTCACAGGTATTCCCTCATGGGCAAAACGTATTACGGCGTGTTTATCCAACCTTAGCACAGGTTCAACGTCATCTCAGCCTATTTTGCAGCTTGGTAGTGGTTCAATTCAATCATCTGGATATACCGCATTGGTATCTCAGTTGAACAATAGTTCGGCATTAACTTCAACAACACAATTTCCTTTATCTTTTGCAGCTGCTGCGAATTTAGGACTTTCTGGTCAATTTATTCTCAGCTACTTGGGTAACAATATTTGGACCGCATCCTTTATGTTTTACTCTAGTGCTGGCTCAGGCTATGTCGGTGGCGGGTCAGTCACAATGTCTGGTACTGTAGATCGTTTGCAAATTGGAACTACCGGTGGATCTGCGGTATTTTCTACTGGCTCTGTCAACATCCTTTACGAATGAGAGAAAATAAATGGCAGTCACAATAAACGCAACTACGGCATCTGGTCTTCAGGTAACATCTGATAACTCTGGTGTAATTCAGTTTCAACAAAATGGTACTAACACTGTTACTATTCCAGCTGGTACAGGCACGGCTGCGGTGCAGGGTGTGTCTACGAATATCGTATCTGCGACGGTGCAAGCAACCACATCTGGAACTACAATTACATTTGGTTCGATTCCAAGTTGGGTAAAACGTATTACTCTTATGTATAGTGGTATAACAACAAACGGTTCGAATGTTATCCAATTCCAATTAGGAACCAGCGGTGGAGCAACTACAACAGGATACACGGCTGCTTCGACACAATATAATGGCGCAGGTTCTGGTGCTACTGGAGCGTTAACAACAGGTTTCCCAATTGGTCAAAATACTGGTTCTGGTACTACATACACTGGAACAATGGTATTTACTCTTTTGACAGGAAATACTTGGATAGCAACAGGTGTTGGTTTATTTAACGGAACGAATGGAATGACTACGAGTTCTGGATCAATTGCATTGGGTTCTACATTAACTCAAGTTATACTTACATCAGTGGGTAGCACAAGTACTTTTACTGCTGGCTCCGTCAACATCCTTTACGAATGAGAGAAAATAAATGGCAATAACGATTGATGGTACAAACGGTATTACACTGCCATCGGGTAGCACGGGTGTAGGCACAACTGATGCTCAGATACTTACAAATAAAACTCTAGGAAGTAGTTTAATTACTTCTGCAACTGCAGTTGCATCTACTTCTGGAACTGCAATTCAATTTACAGCAATTCCTTCTTGGGTGAAAAGAATTACTGTAATGTTGAGTGGTGTTTCAACAAGTGGAACAAACTCAATAATAGTTCAGCTTGGAACAGGTTCCACAACTTATACAACTTCTGGTTATCTTGGAATTGCAACAGCTATTGGTGCTTCTTCTACTAATTTTACAACAGCATTTGTAATTTTTATATCTCCTGCGGCAACATCATTGATGAATGGTATAGCAACTTTTGTTAATTTATCTGGAAATACATGGGCTATGACTGGTTCTATTGGAGAATCTAACGGTGGTGGATTTAGAATTAGTACTGGATCAGTACCACTATCTGCACAATTAACTGCAATTCAAGTTACAACAGTTGGTGGCACTGATACTTTTGATGCTGGCTCCGTTAACATACTTTACGAATGAGGAAAACATGTCAATTATTCAAGTAGATGTTCAAACAGGAATTGTAACTATTATCGAAGACGATGGAAGTATTACTGTTGTTACAGATCCAAATCTACCAGATACTTCTAATACATCAACATCAAATACTTAACTAAATATCCATAAAAGGATTTAAAATGGTTGGGACTACGAGAGCAGATAAATTTACTCAATTACAGAAGAAACAGATTCTGTTCTCGGATTTTTTAGACAATTTTGATAGAGTACCATTTAATAATCAGTTAGCAAAAGTAACTAACGAGAACTCAGTTCGTCAGTCGATAACTAATCTCGTATTAACAAATTATAACGAAAGATTATTTCAACCGAATGTTGGTGGTAACGTAAACGGTTCTCTTTTTGAATTTGCTGATGAAATTACCGCACAAAATTTAACTTATGATATAAAAACAACAATTCAAAATTTCGAACCAAGAGCAAATTTATTAAATGTTGTTGTATATCCTTCACCCGACAAAAATTCATTTATCGTAGATATTATATTTTCTATTATAAATAGCACAACACCAGTAAATATCAATTTAACTGTATCGAGAGCAAGATAACATGGCTAATAGTTCTTTTAATTTAACATCTCTTGATTTTGATACTCTTAAATCTAGTTTACAAACATATCTACAGTCACAAACTATTTTTCAAGATTATGATTTTACTGGTTCGAATATGAATGTCCTTTTAGACGTTCTTTCGTATAATACATATTTAAATTCATTTTATCTTAATATGGTTGCTGCTGAAAGTTTTCTTGATAGCGCACAATTAAGAGATAGTGTTGTTTCGCATGCCAAAGAATTAAATTATATTCCATCATCGGCAACTTCTGCTGAAGCTGTTGTTAATTTGTCATTTGATACTACTGGTATTACAACTGGCTCGTTTGTAATACCAAAAGGTACTTCTTTTTCTGGTACGAATTCTAACGGTTCATTTACATTTTCAACTAATACTAATCTAACATCAATATCTTCATCGAATACATTTACGTTTAGTAACGTGTCAATCTATGAAGGCACATATATCAACGAATCATTTATTGTTGATTATACTCAACTATCTCAAAGATTTATTCTTTCGAATGCATCGGTTGATACTGGAAGTATAGCTGTTACTGTTTCAGAAAACAACGGAAGCAATAATATAATCTATACACAGGCGACTAGTCTATTTGGATTAAACTCTAATTCAACGGTATATTTTTTACAAGCTGCTCAAAATGGCCAATATGAAATCGTATTTGGCGATGGAGTTTTTGGCGACTATCCTCTAAACACTTCTGTTATTATCATCACATATAGAATTACAAAAGGTTCATCAGGTAGTGGTGTTTCTACATTTTTCTTAAATCAAGATCTCGGTTCGTATAATGGCGGTACAGCTATATCTACTGTTACTACTGTTTCAAATAGTTCAAACGGTTCTGATCCAGAAAGTATTGAGTCAATTCGTTTTAGAGCACCTCGTTCATACCAAGTTCAGGATAGAGCTGTAACAACCAGCGATTATAAAACATTAATTCTTGATAACTTTAATGATGTTGAAGATGTAAACGTATTCGGAGGAGAAACTCTTCCTAATCCAGAGTATGGTGTAGTTTATATTTCACCTTCGACATACAGTGGAGCACCACTTGCTAATCAAAGAAAAGCTGACATATTAACATATCTTTTAACAAAAAAAGTAATTAATATCACAAATAAAATTATCGATCCTAATTATGTTTACATAGTTCCAACGGTTGTTATAAATGTCAATTTTACGAATACTTCATTAACACCAGTTGATTTTCAATCAGCTGTATTGAATAGTATTTCTAATTTTAATTTAACATATCTTCAAAAATTCGATACTACATTTAGATATTCTAAATTGCTTGAGGCTATCGATAATACGAATTCGAGTATTAATGGCAATTTAACATCGATACAAATTTATAAATTGCTAGAGCCTACTCTTAATACTGTTACTTCATTAACAACTTCTTTTGGTAATGAACTTAATATGGGAAGTATTACAAGTAGCAGTTTTATTTTAACTGATGGTAATACATACCAGATTACCGATGTTAATCCAAATGCTGTTGGAATTACTGGAATTTTATACTTAAAACAAATTACAACAAATAATACTCAAAATTATATAAATGTCGGAACAATCGATTATATGAGCGGTACTTTAAGTATTAAAAATATAACAGTTTATAGTTTCATAGATGGTATTGGTATAAAAGTATTTGCAACTTCTACGTATAATGATATTATCGGCAATTCGAATAATATTGTAGAAATCGATTTGGGTTCAACTACTGTAATGGTAAATGCTGTATAATGCAAATTTCAAAGATAATATCTCCATTAATTGCTTCTCAATTTCCAGCGTTTTATAAAACACAGGGACCGAATTTCATTGCATTTATTGAAAGTTATTATCAGTGGCTCGAAGAGATAGGTCAAGTTACATTCGAAGCTAGATCGATGCTTGAGTATACTGATATCGATACAACTCTACCTAAGTTCATTCAATACTTTAAAGACAAGTATATTCAATCACTCCCAATATCTATTATAGCGGATCCTAAACTTTTAGTCAAGCATATTATTGACTTATATAGATCAAAAGGCACAGATAATTCATACAGACTTTTATTCCGTATGTTGTTCAATGAAGATATTGACATTTATATTCCTGGAAATTATCTTTTTAAATCATCAGATGCAGTTTGGAATATCCCAAGATATATTGAAGTAACGAATTTTTCAAATTTACAGCAATTAGTTGGTTATGAAATTTATAGTAGTTCTGGCGCGACAGCTGTCGTCGAAAGTTATTTTAAAAAAACAGTTAATCAAAAAACAGTAAATATTTTATTCTTATCAAATTTAAACGGCACATTTAAATACGACGATCAAATATTTTCACGTCAGTTTCCTAATATTACTGTTAGCAATGCACCGATTATAATTGGGTCTCTTTCGGCTATTGCTATAACAAGCGGCGGAGCAAATTATAAAACTGGCGATCTGTTGACAGTTCAGGGCAGCGGCACTGGCGGTGTTGCGCAAGTTGTTGCGACTCAAGTTGACAATGGTAAAGTTTCATTCACTCTTGTTAATGGCGGTTATGGATATGGCACAGATGCTGTTGTTACAGTAACAGGCGGTTATGGTTCTGGTGCTACGTTTAAAGTTGGCGGCATCACAAATATTCAAATTTTTAACTATAATACTGATATTATAAACAACGTATATAATACTGTACTTGATATTAGTACTGAAGGTTTTTCAATTAATACTGTATCTTCTACAGGAGCTTTTACAAATAACGAATTGGTAACTGCATCCGCAAATGTTAAACATCTAGATGTTTCATATATTTCTGGATCTATATCAAATGGCGAATCGATATCAAATACATCACTTGGGATTTCAGGATTAACAGTTTATAATTCTGACGGATCTATGTTATACATTACAGGTACCGATACAAATTTAAACAACGCTAATGTTGTTCCAGGAACTTATTTGATAAGTAATACAACAGGATCCGTTGTTAAAGTAAATGCAACATTTCCTAAAGTTACAGTTACTGGTAATGGTGTTGTAAATGCTGTAGTATCTAATACGACATTAGTAACAGTGTTTAATTCTACCAATACTATTGGTTATTTTATTCCAGGAAGTACTCTTACGGGTCAAAGCTCTGGAAAAACTGCAGTTGTTTCTGCTGTTAATAGATTAACAGATTGGAATTATTTTCCAGCAAATCCATCAGCTAGTAATTTAGATACAAAAATATTTAATGCATTAAATATTATTGCAAAACAAATTGGTCAGATAACTTATATTAATGGCGTGAATCCAGGAGTTGGTTATTCCGCAAATCCTACTGTTACAATAGTAGAACCATATGTTGCCGATGTTGGTATACCTGATGGATTTGGCGGTGTTTGGGGAAAAAATGCTACTGTTACTGCAGTAGCAGGTATTTCGTCTGGCGTTGTTTCTGCTGTAAAAATAGTTGACTCTGGATTCGGTTATAACCCAGAAGAATATATAAATTTAGTAAGCACAAATAATGTTTCATCAATAACAGGTTTTGCTATAGTTGATAAAGATGGCGCTGGGCAAGGTTTTTATGAAAATAATAGTGGTTTTACTAGCGATACTATATATCTTCAGGATGACGAATTTTATCAAGTTTATTCGTATCAAATTATCGCAACAAGAATGATTGATACATATGAAAAATTCGTAAGAGATTTAGTTCATCCATCAGGTGTTGCTCTTTACGGAAAATTTTCTGTTGTTAGTAATATAACAAATCAAGAATCAGCACCAGTATCTTTCTCACTTGTCCAAACAACATCATAAATATAACAATAAACAACCGTTGGAATTAAAATGGCAGTACTAACTATTCACCAATATCTTGATGCTGTAAATTCGTTTATTACAAACATAACGAATTCTAGAAAAGCATATTTTATGTATTTTGGCAAACCAACACCGTGGACGGATGCGAATGGTCAAATTAATGATTCGAATGTTCTTGTAGCAAATGCTTCGGTTTCTCAACACGAATCAGTAATTTATGATGACCTTACTTTTGGTTTAAGAATCAGTAACAATAATATCATTCAAATGATTCCTAGATATGACTGGGCTAATAATACATATTTTGATAGATATGATCAAAATGATGGTAATATGTATTCTAAAAAGTTTTTCGTTGTTACGGACAATTACGAAGTTTATAAAGTAATCGATAATAATAATGGTGCCAACTCAACAGTAAAACCATCTCTCACAACTCCATATGGTACATTTAATACATCTGATGGGTATACGTGGAAATATATGTATAGCATTAGTACTAATGCTAATACTAATTTCACATCAAACACATACATTCCAGTAACGCCAAATGCAAACGTAACTTCAAATGCTGTCGGAGGAACTATCGACGTTATTCGTGTTACTGCTGGCGGTAATAATTATCAAACATATTATTCTGGATATTTAACATCAACTGTTAATAATCACACAGTAAGTATCGATAGTGGAGCATCTCCATATAATGATTACTATACTGGTTCATCGATGTATTTAAATGCTGGTTTCGGTGCGGGACAAGTTAGTAAAATTACAAAATATGATGGACTTAACAAATTAGTTACTGTAACACCTGCATTTAACACTTATGCCGTATTCAATTTATCAGCACAAACTGGTTCTATTTCTGTTGGAAATATTTTAACTCAAAATATCGACAGCATTGCTTACTATTATCCTCAAGGAATTTTTCAAGTTGGCGATACAATTATTCAAACAGATACTGGTGCAAATGGTACAATTATAACTGCCAATTCAACAGTTCTTAAAGTTGTTCGTAATAGTGGCGCAAACGTATTTTCTCTTAATATTCCTATCTATGATACTACTCAAGGCGGATCGATACAATCAGGTACTGCTACTGTCCAGCCATTTCAAGTATTAAATATAACTTCGAATACTGGCGCATTTACAGTTGGCGAAACAATTTATCAAAGTAACGGTTCTGCCAATACAGCAAATGGTATTGTTTTTAGTTCGAATAGTTCTACAATTTATGTTGGCAAATCAACTGGTTCTTGGTCAAATTCTTATCAAGCTAAAGGTGTTAGTTCTAGTTCGAATGCGGTTATTAATACTGTATCGACAAGCAATAATGGTTTAAGTTACGTTTATATTTCAACTGGAACAGCGAATACTACATTTTCTGTAAATAATTATATTCGTGTTGGTTCTAATGCAAATACTAATATGCGAAGAATTACAGCTGTTAATACTACAGTTGTAACTACAGCAACTGCATTTTCAAATACTCTTGTTGCTAATTCATATTATTTAATGCCTTATGCAGCCGACATATTATCGACCACATTAACTTCTGCAAATGCTTATATTTCGAATACAAATCTTAATGGTATCAATTTAACTTATAATAACGTAGCTACTATCGGTCAAAGTTTTATCATCGGTGAAAAAATAGACCAAGTAGATATTAACAATATCTATCAAGGTGCAAATGCTATTATATCATATGCTAATTCATCGACACTTATCCTTAGCAATGTAAATGGAACAATTACTCCTGGACTTTTTGTAAGAGGCGAATCGTCATTACAAAAAGCATCTATTGTTTCTCAAATTAGTTATCCTAATATAACAACTACTGCTCCTACTGGAACTTTTGTTCTTGGGCAAACTCTTACTGCTAGAGATTCATCAACTTATGTTTCTCTTGGAACTGCTAATTTAATTTCATATTACACGATTCCAAATGCTCTTACTCAATATATAATTTCACCGACAGTAACGGTTACTGGAGATGGATCGAATGCATCGGCATATACAGTTGTTAATACTGCAACGAATTCTACAAATAACATTCAGCAAATTGTAGTAATTAATCCTGGATCTAATTACTCTAATGCTACAATTGCAATCTCAGCTAATTCGAATTATGGTAGTGGTGCAAAAGCTGCTCCTACTATTTCGCCAGCAACTGGTCATGGCTCAAATACATATTCTGAACTTGGCGCATCGTATGTTGGCATAACTGTTAATATCGCTAATGGTTCAACTCAAGGATATACTTTCCCAGTATATGGCAAATATCGTAAAGTTGGTATTTTAGAAGATCCGTTGTATAATGACATTACAGTAAATCTTAATAATTTTAATAGAGTAAAGTTGCAACTTACAAATGTTTCTGGCGTGTTTTCTAATAACGAAAGCGTGTTGCAATTAGGTAATATGGAAATGAATGGATTAAATATCTCTTCTAATACAGGTCCATTTACTCTTAAAGAAATAGTATATCAAAGTAATGGTTCTGCAAATACTGCATACGGAATCGTTTTTTCAGCCAATACTACTCAAATTGTTGTTAATCCTACAAATGGATATTTTGATACGTATCGCCAACTTAAAGGTGTTACTTCAGGATCAAATGCTGTAGTAAATACTATTTCTACAGTATTTTCAAATCAACAAACCGTTGGTGTTGGTATGGTTCTTTCATACACAGCTAATGTTGCTAATTCTACTCAAGGAACTCTTGTTCTTTATAATGCTCAAGGAACTTTTGCCGCAAATATGATGTTTGCTAACGGTGTTCCGTCAAACGATAATATTATCGGTATAAATTCTGGTTCTACAGCCAACGTAGCTGCTCAAAATACGGTATATTTTAGTTTAATTTCTAATGTTGAAATTGTTACTGAAAACACTTCATTATCTACTGCTCAAATTGTTGCATTGAATACTAACACTCAAATCGCTTTATCGAATGTTGAAGGTACATTTACTTCTAATAGTTATATCACTGATTTTCTTACTGGTGCTCAGGCTAATGTAACTTCACTTTATGGTTCTAATAATACGATTAATGTTACAAATATATTCGGTCAATATTTTAATCAAACATTAAGAATGCCATTAACTTCGAATACTTTACCATTTCAACAATTTGAAGTGCTAACTCAAGCTAGCACTAATGCTTATGGTACTATTATTTCAACAAATAATGATGTTGATATTGTATATACTGGAGCGAATGGTACATTTAATGTCGGAGATATTATCTCGAGCCAAAATGCAAGTTCAAATGGTACGGGTATCGTTACATTCGCGAATACTACATATTTGAGAGTGACAGCAAAGAATAAATCATTTGCGAATGGAGACATCTTTAAAAATATACTAAATACAGGTGCAACTATAGCTAATGTTTATACTGTTTTAGTATTAAATAATATCGGTGGACCAAATAGATTCCAGAGTGGAATATTATCTGCTAATATGGTTGGTTCTAATTCTGGGGCAATAGGATTAAATACAGTTAATAATAGTATCGTTTATCCTGATCTTGTAAGACTCTCTGGTGACGTTATCTATCTTGAAAATTTTGCACCCGTTACTTTATCAAATACTTCTACTGAAGTTGTTAAAATAGTTATTCAGTTCTAATACAGAGGAAAATATGACTCTACAAATTGATCTATCTCAGTCACCTTATTTTGACGATTTTAATGCTAATTCAAATTATTATCAAATTTTATATCGTCCTGGCGTTGCTGTTCAGACAAGAGAACTTAATGCTATGCAATCGATCTTACAAGATCAGATTAGCAAATTTGGTAGAAATTTAATTAAAGATGGATCAGTAACTGAAGGTTGCGCATTTACATTCGATAACAATTATCAGTTTGTAAAAATTAATGATAACTATGCAAACGGTACAGCATTTACAATTAGCAATTTTATCGGTAATATTATCTATAACACAAACGGTCTAAAAGCCAGTATTGTTAATGCAGTTCAAGGTTTTCAATCACAAGATCCATATCTTAATACTCTTTACGTTAAGTATATTAATACTGCAGTTTATTCGAACGGTTCGCCACAATCAACATTTAATGCAAACGATACTCTTGTAATCGCAACTACAGCTAATGTTGCCGTTGGTAATGTTACTGTTGCCACTTCGGCTAATGGTGTTACTGGAGTAGGCTACGCATTTACAACGACAAGTGGTACTATTTTTAAAGATGGTTACTTCATTAACGTATTGCCACAAACTATCGTTATTGATGCATTCAATAATGCTCCTGATAATATTTCAGTTGGTTTTGAAGCAGTTGAAAATATTATTACACCACAAGCAAATTCCGCTCTTTATGATAATGCTTCTGGAACGCCAAATTATCTTGCTCCTGGAGCACACAGACTCCAGCTTATTCCGACACTTGTTACTCGTCAAACAAATGCTGTTTCGAACACTATTTCGTTTTTCTCACTTTGCGATTTCGTTGCAGGTTATCCAGTTTCAATTAAAAATAATACTCAATTTGCTTCAATCGAAGATGAAATGGCTCGTCGTACGTATGAGACGAATGGAGATTTTATCGTATCGCCTTTCGTTCTTTCGACTACTCCAAGAATCGAAACTAATACCGCAAGTAACAGCACCTATTCGAATACAACTTATCTTAATTTAATTTCTTCGGCTGGTGAAGGTTATGTTGAAGGATACAATGTAAATTTCCTAAACAATAATGTAACGCCATTAAGAAAAGCAACTGACCTCGCGCCATCCACTGGTGCTGTGGTAACTACAAATTATGGCTATTATACTATTGTTCAAGAATATGTTGGTGATTTTCAAACAAATACATTACAACAAGTTCAACTTCATAGTGTAGCAAAACGTGCTATTTCTTCTGATTCGTTCCTTGGTGTTGGTTATTCTTCAACAACACAAATCGGTACTGCATACATCAGAGGCGTAGAAATTAATTCCGGTACTGCTGGTACTCCATCAGGTCAATATATTGTTTATCTATTCAATGTTCAGATGTATCCAGGGCAAAATTTTAGTAGTGTAAAAAGTATTATCAATTATAATTCAAGTTCGGTTAATGGTGTTGCTGATATTGTATTATCATTAGACAATACAGCCGTTATCCAACAATCTAATTATAACTCAATGATTTTCCCGTTTGGGCAAAAAGCTCTTTCTTCGAATGGATTTACAAATCAGCAATATGTATATCGCCGTGCTAATACATCTACATTTAGTACTTCAGGTATTATGACTGTTTCTGTTGGAGCTCCTAAAGGTTCGGCAACTGAAATATTTCAAGTTGAAGGAACTGAAACAGGAATTGGCACGTCAACATTTATTATCATACCAACTACTAATGGTACTACTGCAAATAAAAATGGTAACGTGTCTGTAACAGCTTCTCAATCTAATGTTACTGCAGTTGGATCAACTGCATTTCTAACTGATTATTCGGTCGGTGATTTTATTAGTGTTAATGGTCAAGTTAGACAAATTAATGTAATTTCAAATAATACATTAATGACTGTATCTAATACTTTTAGTAGCACAAATACAAACAGTAACCATTTTAAAATATTCCCAGCTGGTGTACCTTTAGATTTTACTAAAAGAGTTGGCGCGAATACGAGATCTATTGTTTCGACAGCTACTACTGCAACATTTACTCTTGGTGAAAGTCTTACTGGAACTATGGGCGCAAATGTTTACTATGATATTTTAAGAGAAGCTACAGTTCCTGTTAAAAAAGTTTTAAAATCTAGCGTATATGTTGCTATTAACTGTGCTAGTCATTCAGCTGGTTCAAATGGTCCTTGGTCTTTAGGTCTTGCTGATGTTTATAGCATCAACGGTATCTATATTAATAACGGAACATTTAGTAATACAGTTACGAATAGTAGATCATTATTTTCTGTTGATAACGGGCAGAGAGATAACTATTACGGTCTTGCTCAAATATATGCACTCGGAAATAGTCTAACTACAAACTCAAGAATTCTTGTTGATGTTAGTATATTTACATATGACCAATCTCAAGGTGTTGGTTTCTTTAATGCAAATTCATATCCGATTGATGATACTAATACTTCAAATACAACAGCTATTCAAACTCAACTTATTCCACAGTATAAATCAACTTCTGGAACAGTATACGATTTAAGAGATAGTATTGATTTTCGCCCTTGGGCAAATAACACTGCTAATACATTAGCTAATTCAACAAATTGGTCAACTGTAGCGACTATCAACCCTTCTGCCGTATTAACATATTATATCGATCCTTCTTATGGTTCTTTTATTCCAACTCCAGACACTAATTATCAAGCGAATATTCAATCATATTATGCACGTACAGATATTGCGGTTATTACTACTTCTGGCCAATTCAAAGTATATGAGGGAAAACCATCAGTCAATCCTAGTTCTCCACAACCTCCGAATGGTACAATGACTCTTGGTATTGTTAATATTCCGCCATACCCTTCATTATCTACACCAGAAGCAAAAACTGCTAATAGATATGATTATGCTATTACATCTACGATTACTCAGCAAAAACGCTATACTATGAAAGATATTGGCGGTCTTGCAAATCAAATTAATAATCTTCAATATTATACATCATTATCATTGCTTGAACAGTCAGCAACAAATCTTCTTGTTCGTTCAGGAACTACTGGTCAAAATAGATTTCAAAATGGTGTCCTTGTAGAACCATTTACCGATCACAGCATTGGTAATACCAAAGATCCAACATATAATATTGCTATTGATTCAAATTCTGGAAATATGAGACCTGCATTTTCGCAAATGCAAAGACCTTTAACATATAACAATAATGCTAGTTCTAATACTGTCAAAGCAGGTAAATATGTGATGCTAGCGTATACAGAAAATGCATATCTTTCACAACCTTATGCATCAGCATATAGAAATGCAATCGAAGGAAATATATATCATTGGAATGGAACTATATCATTTAATCCATCTGGATCAACTCAACCTGATATAACAGTATCGCCAGATGTTGTTACTGATTTAGATCTTTCGTCGAATTGGGTAAATCTTGCAGCTGCATATGGAACTCAATGGAGCAATTGGAAAGCAGTAAGTACTAAAACTGTTAATACATCAAACAGTACATATAATAGTTCTACAAAAACTACAACTGTTCAAAGATCTGCTAATTCATACACAGCTAATGTTGCCACTAGTAATTATAATCTTGGAACTTATGTAACTAATGTTTCTATTCTTCCGTATATACAGCCAATCATAACACGCTTGACTGCTACTGGTTTAAAACCAAATACTCGTGTTTATTCGTTCGTAAATAATGTTGATGTTAATAATTTTGTTATGCCAGCTGCCATTACATATAAAATTAATAATAAAGTAGTTCCGCACAAATATTGGGCTAATCCATCAGTAGGTGCTAATTCGGTTGTTTCTGCTAATACAATATTCAGCCCAGCAAATTCTAGTGTAACTTATGGTTCTCCAGTTTATTCAGATAATACTGGTACGGTATATGCATATTTCAAAATACCAGCTAATACATTTACTGCAACTACTTTAAATTTTAGTATGGTTGATGTGCCAAATATAATAACTGGTGCTAATGCTATTACAACTCAGGCAATTGGTACTTTTTATGGTACTAATCTTTCATTAGGTAAAGGATCTTCAATTCTTTCCGCTCAAGAAGCTACTTTTAATATTTCTCAAGTAACTCAAACAGCAAATGTTGTAGTAAAAACTAGTCAGTCGAATATTACAGTAACTATAGTAAGTAACGACGGTGGCGGTGGTGGTGGTGGTAATAATTTTGTTGTTGATACGGTACAAGCTGATAATCCTACCGAAACAACTGGAGCAGCTGATACCTCCGGAACTTCTAGTACAGGTAGTACTGGAACTACTACTGGTCCTGGCGATCCACGTGGCGCAGCAGAAGCAGCAGGTCTCGGTAGTGCTACTGGACCTGCCACGAATGGATCTTCAGCAGATCCACGTGGAACTGGAGAAGCAAATAGTCTTGGAAATAACGATACTTCTAGCCCAGAACCAGAAAAAAGCGATCCAGAAGGATGACGGATAATTTTATTCGAATTATTTAATAAATATGTTAATTAACTTAGAGGTATAAATGACTGTTCCAATTGCCCAAACATTTTATGTTAACGAGCCAGTAGGTGGTGTAGAAGGTGTTATTTTAACATCTGTTGATGTTTATTTTCAACAAGTAAGTTCTGCTTACGGTGTTGAACTTAGAATTTGCACAACTCAAAATGGTCAACCAACTCCATATATGCTACCAGAAGCTACTTTAACTCTTAATCCTTCCGATACATATAGTAACGGAACGCCAATTATAAGAGCTTCTACTGATGCAACTGTACCTACTAGATTTACATTCGATTCCCCAATTACTTTACAAACACAAACTTCATATGCATTAGTAATTATTCCTGTCGGCGGCAATCCGGATTATACTATTTGGACTGGTTCAATCGGTGGTTCAGACGTTACTACAAATACACCGATTTACCAATCAGCTACTACTTACGGAACTTTATATCTTTCTACAAATGATATTGATTTTACGCCTGTTAAATCTGAAGCTATGAAATATACTCTTTATACTGCAGATTTTACCACTAGTGGTGGTGTAGGTACTGCAGTTTATAATATTGCTAATTGCGAACAACTATTAATAAGTACGATGACTGGTAGTTTTAATCCAAATGAACGTGTTTATGTAAGTAATAATGTTTTTAAACAAGCTCTATTGACCATATCTTCTAATACTGGTTCGTTTACTTCTGGCGAAACAGTTTACCAAAGTAATGGTTCTGCTAATGTTGCGACTGGTTATTTGGTATTTGCAAATACTACTAAGTTAATAATTGGATCTTCAAATGGGGCATGGGTAGTTTCTTCTTCTAATACTACATTTAATGTTAAAGGTTCAACATCGGCGGCTAATGGTGTTGTTTCTGTGGTTTCCCAAAATGCGGCAACTTATTCTAATACAACAATAACATTACCTACTACAAGTAATGGTACATCAAATATATTTTATTCGAACCAAACTATTTTTGTTGCTACTAGCAGCAGATCTATAGCACAACCTCGTCTTGTTGTAAGCACTGTAAATTCTACTGCTATTACTGTTGATGCTAATGTTACCTTTACTGATCCTAATGCATTAGTTGGCAAAATTAATGGCGATAATTATTCTCTTTATGGTTATTATAGCGGAACAAAAGGGGTATATAATACAAGCGTACCAATTAATCTTTATGGGTCTACTGCAAATAGTTCAGTAAATTTTAGTAATTCATATATGCAACTTTTAATTGGTTCTAGTTCTGGAAGTTCTGCAACAATTCGTTATAATAGTGATTCATTATACGATGCTGTTATACCTAAAATGGCTCAAAATGATACACAATCAACGAATATCGATTGGTCTTTACAAGGAATAACATCTTCTAATACTTATGATGCTACAACAACTTCTCTTACGGATTTTGTAGTAACTGAATTTTCTGATACAGAAAGATCAATTAAATCTAGAAGTACCGAGTACATATTATATTCTGGAAATAGTACAACTAGTGTTACTGCATCAATAACAACTTCTAATAATAAAATATCTCCATATATCGATACGATTAGTAATTCATTAACATTAACTAAAAATTTATTATATAACTCAAATGATATATCTGGTTATGTTATAACTCGTAGCATTAGTAGCAATAATTATTCTTATTTTAAAACAGGAATGCAAGTAACACAAAATAATGGTGTGACTAATACTGCTACTGGTACCGTACTTGGTGTTGATCCAATTTATATTTCAATAAGTAATGTTACAGGTAATTTTGTTTCTGGTAATACGATTTATCAGGTAGGTAATCAAAATGTCAATGCTCTAGTAACATCTTCAACTGAAATTAATGAAAAATATTCTTCTAATGTTTTCCTTGGCCAATCAAGATATATTTCTAAAAGCGTTGTTCTTGCTACTGGTCAAGATGCAGAAGATCTTGTAGTTTATATTGGTGCATATCGTCCAGCTGGTTCTAACCTTCAAGTATATGGACAATTATTGAATGCCCACGATCCAGATCCATTAACATCAAAAATTTATTCAAGACTTATCGAACAGCCAACATCAACTGCATTAGTTAGTAGTTCTACTAATACGAATGATTTCGTTGAACTTGTTTATGGTTTACCACAGAGCCAGTTAGTTTATTCTAATTCCGTTGCTTGTAGTAATGCTTCGGCTAACATAACTATTAATTCGCCATATACAGTAGCACCATTTTCAAACGGTCAATATATCTATTTAAATAATGCGAATACTGGCGGTTCAAATACTTCTACGTTCAATGTTCGTCAAATCGTTGGTGTTAATTTAAATTCGAACAGCACTGTTCTTACTCTTAACTCACCGCCATCTGTTGTTGGTAACTCTACATGGTATGCGGATATTGGTATTATTCCAGGGCTTGAACATCAATCCGGCGCATTTAATTATATGAATAATCTTGGTATTACTCGATACGTATCTAATACAGATATCGTTTATGATACATATTTAACTTTTGCAATTAAAATTGTACCAACATCAAATAATCCAGTTATTGTACCTCGTTGTACAGATATGAGAGCTTTGGCGCTTCAAGTATGAAAAAACATCTTTTGGTAACAGATCGTAAAGATCTTATTCGTGATGCTGATAGTAAAGCAATATTAAATACAGATCCTTCTTTGCTTAATAAATACAAAGAAGAACGTGAATTTAAATTAAAGTTGGTAAAAGTTGTCGATGAACAAGAGCAACTTAAAACTGATGTAACAGAAATAAAACAAATGCTAAAAGATCTTTTAGGAAAATTACAGTAAAATGACAATCAATTTATCACAAGTAGGTAATACTCAAAGTTTTGGTACGTGGTTACAGAGAACCAATGATTTGGTCGTTGCTATGGGTTCGAACGTCGTAACTGTAGATACTACTGTTGGCGGATCTGTTTCTACTGGTAACGCATTCGTTAATGGTATTTTTGGTTCTAATACTCTTTATGTTACTAATATTATAGCTGGTAATATTTCAGTTAATGGCGCATCAGTTAATATTAATTCGAATCTTAACGTAACTGGCGTTACCGCAGTATTCGGTAACTCTTCTTCAAACGTACAACTTGGTTATCTTTCAGCTCCTAGTTCTATTCAAGAGAGTTTTGGTAACCAAAATAATTATGTTCAAATATTTCTACAAAATGCAAACAGTGGCCAATCTGCTTCTGCAGATTATGCCGCATATAATGATCAAGGCACAAATGGCAACGTATTTACTAATATGGGTATTCTTAGTTCCCTTTGGTCAAATACTACTTGGACTATAAATGGACCAAACGATGGTTATGTTTATAGCGGAAATAATAATTTTTCAGTTGGTACTGCTGGTCAAGCATACATTAACTTTTTCGCGAATGGTACTTTAGCCACTAATGAAATTATGCGTTTAACTTCTGGTGCCAATGTTGGTATCGGTAATACAAATCCAAACGCTCGTTTACAAGTAACTGGTACTGCTAATGTTGATGGTGTTTTTAATGTCGGCGGTGCTACTACTTTAGCAAATACTATTATTGTAACTGGAAATGCCACTTTTAGCAATCAAACAATACATACTGGTAATGTTTCGTTTAGTAATCAGATTACAGTTACAGGTAATGCTATTTTTAGCAATTCTGTTTTAATTGTTGGCGCAACTGTTCATTCTAATACAATAAATGTCGTTGGTGCTTCTAATTTACAATCATCAGCTAACGTGGGCGGGACATTAGGTGTTGCTGGTGCAGCTAACTTATTAAGCACTCTAGGTGTAAATGGTGCTGTTACTATTGCGAATACACTAGCTGTAACAAATGCGGTAACATTATCAAATACTTTATCTGTTACGAATTCTGCTAATTTATTAAGTACTGTTGGTATTACAGGTGCAGCTAATTTATTAAGTACTGTTGGTATCGCTGGTGCAGCTAACTTATCTTCTACAATTGGCGTAGTTGGGGCAGCTACATTATCTAATACTATCGCAGTTACTGGTGCGGCTACTTTCAGCAATACATTAGCAGTTACTAATACAGCTACTTTTAGTAATAATATAACAGTTGGCGGAACTGCTACTATTAATTTAGCTGCTACTTTTAGTAACACTATAGCAGTTACTGGTAACGCTACTTTCAGTAATCAAACAACATATACTGGAAATGTTGTTTTCAGTAATACTATCGCTGTAACTGGTGCGGCTACTTTATCAAATATATTATCAGTAACTGGTGCGGCTACTTTAAGTAATACTATCGCCGTAACTGGTAATGCTACTTTCAGTAACACTATCGCTGTAACTGGTGTCGCTACTCTTAGTAGTACTATAGCAATTACTGGTGCTGCTACTTTAAGTAATACTATCGCTGTAACTGGTAATGCTACCTTTAGTAACACTATCGCTGTAACTGGTGCGGCTACTTTATCGAATACATTATCTGTAACAAATACAGCTACTTTTAGTAATACGATAACAATATCTGGTCTTACAACAGTTAATAGTATTTCTGTTGGTAATGCGGTGACTATTGGTGGTCTTGCAACATTTAGCGGAAATGCAGTATTCAATAATCCTATAAATGCAACTAATGTTTATATTAGTACCATTAATTCGTCATCAAATGGTTTTTATGCTAACTCTACAACAATCGTCGTCGGAAACTCTTCTACCAATACATCGATTGTTGGTGGTAACGTATATGCAAACTCAGTAACGACATATAATCTTAATGTTACGGGTACTATAGTTGGTGGGTTCTCTGCTGTTGGTAGCATTATACCTTCGCCAAATAATTCTCTTGTTATTGGAAATGCATCAAATACATTTGCTAATGCATACATAACAAATGTTTATTCAGGTTTTGTAAGTACAACTAATGTTACTGCAACTGTAGCGAATCTTACAACTCTTAATGTTTCTGGAACATACAATGGCGTACTAAACGTCAATGGTAATATTACATCAGTTGGAAATGCGGTATTTTCGATAGGTACTGTTTCTAACGTATTTACTTCAGCTTATGTTACTAATGTATATACTAATGCTATTATTTCTCAAAGCGGTTCGTTGTTTTTAAATGCGAATTCAGTTATTAATGGATCATTAAGTTTAAATACTAATACTTCAACAAATACTACTCTTATAGTTGCCAATACTTATCAATTTACAAGTAACGTAGCTCAAATAGCCGATAGTTTCTCGGCTTCTACTTATAGAACTGCTGAATATACTATTCAAGTCGTTGATAATACATCACCAACATCGCTTGGGTATCAAATGAGCAGACTTCTTCTTGTTCAAGATGGCACTAATGCATATATTACTGAATATGGTCAAATTTATAGCAACACAACATTAGGTGCTGTTGCTACATTTACTGCAAACATATCAGCTGGTGTGGTTCGTCTTTATGGAACAGCGACAGTTGGAACTGTATCTACTTCAAACGTCGTAGCAAAAATACTAAGAACAACATTCACGGTGTAATATGGCAGTAAAAGCTAACATAACAATCGACCAAGGTACTACTTTTAGTACTCAGATTACATTAACAGACGCAAATAATAATCCATTAAACCTTACTGGTTATACTGGCGAATCTCAAATGCGTAAATGGTATACATCAAATACTGCTACAAATTTTAATATTGCTTTAGCAAACAATATAATAACACTATCAATGGATGCGAATACAACAGCAAGTATTACTAATGGGCGTTATGTTTATGATGTTAAACTTACAGATGGATCAGGAAACGTAACTAGAATCGTCGAAGGACAAGTTACTGTTACTCCAGAGGTATCTATGTAATGACTATGGTATTAGTCTCTAATACATCTGTTATTATAGCAAATGTAGTAGCTACTGTAAATGTGATTTCGGCTAACGTAACATCATTAACATCATATGCTGTAAATACTGCAGTTAATGCGATAACACTTTATAATAATGGAAATGCGAATTTATATTTTGTCACAGGTGTTTAATTATAAATAATAAAAATAACTATCTGAGGGAGATTGAACCAGATGACCGATAATATATTTAGAATCAAAAATGGTTTACAGGTAAATAATAACCTGATTTTTGCCAACAACGGTCAAGTTGGCATCAACAATACTTCTCCCGATGCAAATTTAACGATTACTGGTACTGCTAACGTACAGGGCGCATTTGGCGTAACTGGCGTTACATCGCTTGTTGGTAACGTAACTATAGTAGGTAATACATTTACAGTCACATCAGCCAACGTAACTGCTAACATTGTTACTATTGCTAACAGTGGTATTTTAACTGTAGGTAACTCTAGCGTAAATACACAAACTAATTCTACTTACTATTATACTGGTAACACATCAATATACGGATTTTCAAATTCATTAACTCATGGTGTAGTCAATACTGTCGGTAACGTAGCTATAACACCAACATATGTTGCAATTAGTAATGCTACCGTTTCAAACGTATTCATCGCTAACTTATCGGGTATCTATACAACTGGTGTTGTTAATGCTGGTTCTATTCAAGTTGGTTCGTCTGACGTAATTAATACATCAGGTATCTATACAGTTGGTGGCGTTAATGCTACATCGTTTACAGCCGCTAGTCTTTCGGTAAGTAATGCTGGCGTTACGATAACTGGTAATACAAGCGTTCCGACAGTAACACTAGCTAACAGCGGTTTAATTACTATCGGTAATAATAGTACAACACAAATTACTGCTGGTTTTAATATAGCCAATTCTACTGGTAACGTAACAATATCTCCAATATCTCTAGCAGTTCAAAACTCTACTGCTGCGGTAACTTCGCTTACTCTTACGGGTATTACTACTGCTAACCTAGCCGTAACGAATGCTGCTACTTTTAGTAATACTATGGCTGTTACTGGTGCTGTAACTTTATCAAATACGTTATCGGTTACTAATACGGCTACTTTCGCTAATACTATAGCTGTTACTGGTGCTGTAACTTTATCAAATACGTTATCGGTCACTAATGCTGTTACTTTTTCAAATACTCTATCAGTAACTGGCGTTATTAATACTACTTCATTTACTGCTGGCACAACTGGCACAGGTACTGGTGGTTTAATAGCTAATACATCAGCTGTTTTTGTTGGTAATAATAGTATTAACGCTCAAATTAATACAACTTCTCTTTCTATTGGTGGCAACCCAATCGCCAACTCTACTGGAGCAAACAACGCATTTAATCTTGGCGGAACTTCAGCAGCATCTTATCAATTAAATAGTACTCTTAATGCAAACATTGCATCATATTTACCAACATATGCTGGCGTTGTTAATGCTTCTTCGATTAATACTGGTGCAACTGGCACAGGTGCTGGTGGTTTAGTAGCTAATACATCAGCCTTGTTTATCGGTAATAATAGCATCAATGTTAATATTAATACGACTGCTCTTTCTATCGGCGGTAATCCGATTGCTAATAGTACTGGTGCTAATAACGCATTTAACCTTGGCGGAACTGCAGCTGCCTCATACCAATTAAATTCCACGTTATCTGCTAACGTAGCGACATTAACATCAAATAACACTAATTTTGTTGGGACAGTTTCGGCTGCTAACGTAGTTTCTAATGCCCAGTTATCATCTAATTTAACCAACTACCAAACAACTGCTGGTTTATCTGCTAACGTAGCTACATTAACATCAAACAACGCTACTAATCTTGGCGGAACTGCAGCTGCCTCATACCAATTAAATTCCACGTTATCTGCTAACGTAGCGACATTAACTTCTAATAATTCTACATATTTTAATGGTCAAGCTGCATCATATTATACTAATGCTACTAATTTAGCAACTGGTACTGTAGGAACAGCTCGTCTTGCTTCAGGAACTGCTAGTTCGACTACATATTTACGTGGCGATCAAACTTGGGCTACAGTTTCTACAGCAAATGGTATTTTAGATTATCAAGCATTTACTTCTTCAGGAACATGGACAAAACCAACAGGTCTAATAGGTGGTGATCTTGTAGTAGGTGTTCTAGTAGGCGGAGGTGGTGGTGGTGGCGGAACTGGAGGTACTGTTGGTAATGCTGGTGGAGCTTCTGGTGGTTATGCAACTTATTTTTCGGTATTAGCAGATTCATTGCCAGCTACTTGTACAGTCACTATCGGTGCTGGTGGTGGAGCTGCTGATAACGGTGCCAGAGGAGGAAATACTACTTTTGGAAATACTACTTTTTACGCATCTGCTTATGGCGGAACTGGAGGTAGTGTTGGTGCTGCTGGATTAAATTGGGACGTTACTGGCACCTCTCTTAATAGCGTCGCACCTCCAATCAATTATGGTGGCAACGGTGGATCTCCTGGCGGCACATCGGCAATGGGTGGCGGAGGTGGTGGTGGTCCAGGAACTAGCGCTAAAGGTGGAATATCTTTTGGCGGTGGTAATGGCGGCAATTATGGTCTGTCTGGCGTAGCTCCAGGCGGTGGGGGTGGAGGTGGCGGTAATGGTGCTGCTGGCGGTGCTAAAATTTGGGTTATTAGAAAACAAGCGTATTAATACGAGGATAATATGGCAACTTATGCAATAGTTAATAGCAATACTAATATTGTTGAAAATCATATCGAATGGGATGGTATCACTGAATATGAACCGCCCGAGGGAACAATTTTAATTGAAGTAGTCAATCAGATGGTAGATTTTGGTTACACTTGGAATGGAAGTACTTTTATTGCTCCAGAACCTACACCTAAACCTCAGCCAACATTAGCAGAATTACAGGCTCAACTAGCTACAATAACAGCACATATACAAGCATTAGCAAATACATAATTTATTTAATACTGTTGGTAATCGAGTAACTATAAATACAAATAAAACACGAGGTATCCAATGGCAGTTCCACAATCAAGAGCAGATTTTATTGAGTATTGCTTACGTAAACTTGGTAAACCTGTAATCGAAATTAACGTCGATGATGATCAAGTAAGTGATCGTGTTGATGAAGCAATTCGTTGGTGGTGGGATTATCATTTTGACGGTGCCGATAAAGTATACTACAAATACAGAGTAACTCAAAACGATATTATCAATCGTTATGTTACAATGCCAGATAACATTATTGGTGCTGTTAATATTTTTCCAATCGGTCAGGCTCTTAATACTAACAATATGTTTAATATTCGTTATCAGATCGCATTAAACGATTTGTATACGTTGACTTCGGTTTCGATGGTTCCATACTATATGGCACTGCAGCACGTTCAATTTCTTGAACAGATGCTTGTTGGTCAACAGCCTTTACGTTATAACCGTCATATGAATCAAGTATTCATTGATATGGATTGGACAATTGTTAACGTAGGCGATTATCTTATTATCGAAGCATACCAAGTAGTTGATCCAGACGTATACACTCGCGCATGGGGCGACCGTTGGTTAGCTCGTTATGCCGAAGCACTGATTAAACAGCAGTGGGGAACTAATATTAAAAAGTATCAAGGAATGCAACTTCCTGGAGGTATGACTTTTAATGGTCAGCAAATATACGATGAAGCTACGCAGGAACGTAGAGAATTAGAACAAGAAATGATTACTAATTATACAATTCCTGTTTCTGATATGATCGGCTAATTTATGTCAGGAAGCACCAATTTTTTCTTTAATAATTTTAATAGCTCTCAGGAACAAAATCTTCTTGAAAGTCTCATCATAGAAGCAATTTCTATCTATGGTGAACAGATGTATTTTATTCCTAGAAATATTAATAATTTTGATCAGCTTTATACAGCTGATGATCAGTCATCTTATACCCAAACATATGCTGTTCCTATCTATATTGAAAACATCAATGGTTTTACTGGCGACGGTAATTTTATGTCGAAGTTTGGTCTTGAAATTCGTGACCAAGTTACGTTCTCTATTGCTCAACGTGTATTCAGTGAACAAGTTGGTATATACACTAAATTAATAAGACCACGTGAAGGTGATATTTTATATTTTCCATTAAACAATAAATGTTTTCAAATTAAATTTGTTGATAAGTTCGAAATGTACTATCAACTTGGAAAACTTTATACTTGGAAAATGACTTGCGAGTTGTTCGAATATTCAGATGAAGTATTCAATACTGGTATACCAGCTATTGATTCTATGCAACAAAATCTTAGTACCAATATTCTTGACTATAGCGTTATGGACGAACAAGGAAATTGGCTTACTGATGAAGATGATAACTATCTAGTTATGGAACAATATAATCTTAATACAATCCTTCCAGGATCTGATAATGAATACCTAGCAACTACTTCTGCTGGATTTATTGATTTTAGTGAAGTTGATCCATTCAGTGAAGGCACTTATTAATGTTTCGTCAAACTTTCTACTTTAGTTTAATAAGAAAATATGTAACTCTTTTCGGTACGTTGTTTGATGACATCGCTATTGAAAGAACAGATAGTGCTGGTAACGAAACAGCTTTCATTAAAGTTCCAATTACGTATGGGCCAAAAGAAAAGATGTTGGCTCGTATTTTACAAGATCCAACTATTCAACGTCAGTCAGCAACTCCAACGATGCCTTTTATGTCATTCGAGATGACTAATATAACATACGATTCTACTAGAAAACTAAATACAGTTAACAAGTATGCACATACTAGTAATACAACTACAAGTTCTTTGATTTATCAATACACTCCAGTTCCATATAATATTGGTTTCCGTCTTTATATTATGGTAAAAAATACTGAAGATGCGACTAAAATTATAGAACAAATTCTTCCATTTTTTACTCCTGACTGGACAACGACAGTTCGTCTTATTCCCGAAATGAATGTCGAGCATGATATACCAGTTGTTCTTGGTACAGTTCAACAGGAAGATACATATACTGGCGACTTTAAAGAAAGACAAGCTCTAACTTGGACTCTCGATTTTACGATGAAATCTTATCTATATGGTCCAGTAAAATCTGGTGCTATTATTCTTTTTACAAATACAGTTTTTTATTCGCCAGACGCAAACAATTATAATACATCAAATAGTATTTCTGCAGCTGTTGGATTTACTAATCCAGTATTATACGAAACAATTCAGCCTGGATTAACATCAAACGGTCAGCCTACTTCAAACGCTGCTCAGTCTCTTGCTGCTAATCTTATTTCCGCAACGAGTGATTTTGGATATATCTCTAATACATTTAACTTATCATGACAAATGCAAACAACGACCCATTAGGAAATGCACTTAACATATCGCCGATGCCAAAAAACGATGCTATAAAAGACATCGTTGCTTTAGCACATGATGATAGTGCAAAAACAGATTTCGAATTAGCACGCTCGAATATCCATGAAATTATTCAAAGCGGTTCTTTCGCTATAGAAAAACTATCTCAAATTGCCGATCAAAGTCAACATCCAAGAGCATTTGAAGTTCTTGGTGGACTTATGAAAACTATGCTTGATGCTAATAAAGATCTTATGGCATTACAGAAACAAATTCGTGAAATTAGTGCAGCCGATATTCCAATGAACGAAGAAGCTAGAAACGTAACAAATAATCTTTTCGTTGGTTCTACAGCTGAACTCCAAAAAGCTATCGAGAATATGAAAAATGGCTAATGCAGTAAAAGGTTATAACGGTAATTCTCTTATTAAGAGATCTAATCAAGCCATAGAGTTTGATCAAACGATGGTCGAAGAGTATATAAAATGCTCTAAAGATCCAGTATACTTTACCGAAACATATATGAAAATTATTAATATCGATAAAGGTCTTGTTAATTTTACATTATATGATTATCAAAAAGAAATGCTTAAATCCATGGCAGATAATCGTTTTACGATTATTGCTACAGCTCGTCAGGCAGGTAAATCTACAACAACTTGTGCATTTATTCTTTGGTATATTTTATTCCAAGCCGATAAAACTGTTGCTCTTCTTGCCAATAAAGGCGACACTGCTAGAGAAATTCTTGGTCGTGTTCAACTTGCGTATGAGCATCTTCCTAAATGGCTCCAGCAAGGTGTTGTTGAATGGAACAAAGGTTCATTCGTATTAGAAAATAATTCTCGTGTTATAGCTTCTGCTACTTCAACCGATTCTATTCGTGGTTATTCGATCAATCTTCTATTCATCGACGAAGCAGCATTTATCGAAAACTGGGATGAATTTTTTACATCGGTTTATCCTACAATTTCATCTGGTCTTGAATCTAAAATTGTTCTTGTTTCAACACCAAACGGTTTAAATCATTTTTATTCTATTTGGCATAATGCTAGTGAAAATAAAAATGGTTATCATCCAATCAGGGTAGGTTACGAAAGAGTTCCTGGACGTGATGAAAAATGGAGACTTGATACTTTAGCAGCAATGAACTTTGATACCGAGAAGTTTGACCAAGAATATAACGTCGAATTTATGGGTAGCTCTGGTACTCTTATTGCAGGTTGGAAGTTAAAACAACTTGTTGCTCAAACTCCAATACACAAAGATAATGGTCTTTTCCTCTATGCTCCGCCAGTACAAAATAATGCTTATGTTATAATTGCTGACGTTTCAAGAGGTAAAGGATTAGATTATTCGGCATTTAGCGTTATTAATGTTACGACGATGCCATACGTTCAAGTTTGTGTTTTTCGTAGTAATATATTAACGCCAGCTGACTATGCTGATGTCGTTCATCAAATTGCTAAACGATACAATAATGCATCCGTTCTTGTAGAAATTAATGATATCGGCGAACAAGTTTCACATACACTTCATGGCGAGTTTGAATACGAAAACGTATTATTTACAGAGCATGCTGGCAGAAGTGGTAAACGTATTACTTCTGGATTCGGCGCAAATGTTGATAAAGGTATTCGTACGACTAAAACTGTTAAATCAGTTGGTTGTTCCATAGTTAAACTTTTAATTGAACAAAACCAACTTATTATTAATGATTTTAATACAATTAGTGAGCTTTCAACTTTTTCGAAAAAAGGTCAAAGCTACGAAGCCGAGCCTGGAAATCATGACGATTTAGTAATGGGTCTTGTACTTTTTGGGTGGTTATCTGACCAACAATATTTCAAAGAATATACTAACATAAATACACTTATGAAGTTAAGAGAGAAAACTGAAGAGGACATTGAAAATGACCTTCTGCCTTTTGGTTTCGTAGATTTTGGAGATGATTTTGAAAGTATAGTTGAACCCGTTTCAGCCAAAAACTGGATGACGGAGCTTGAAAACCAAAATTTATAAATAATAAAGAAAATTAAAATTATCTTCCAAAGAAGGAGAATAAAATGGCATTTCAAGTTAGTCCTGGAGTAAATGTTACTGAAGTTGATTTAACTACGATTGTTCCTACAGTTGCTACAACTACTGGTGCTCATGCTGGTATTTTTAACTGGGGACCAGTAAGTTTACCAACTCTTGTCGGTTCTGAAACACAAGTAGTTTCTCAGTTTGGTTATCCAAACGCAAACAATGCAGAAACTTGGTTCACCGCAGCTAACTTTTTAACATATGGCAACAGCCTTTACATCACTCGTGCTGCTAATACTTCTGGATCATATGTTTCAAACTCATCAGCAACAACTGCTAACTCATTAGCTGTTGCTCTAAATGCTTATGCTCCTGCAAATGCTGCCGCAAATACTGTTAATCCAGCAGTTCTTAACCAAACAAATTATTTCAGCGTTTGGTCAAATACTAATTCAAACGGTTTTATTTCAACTACATTTGATTCGAACATCTATTATGCTGCTAAATATCCTGGCCAGTACGGTAGTTCTATCCGTGTTGCAGTTTGCGATAGCCCAAATGCTTATACTTCAAATCTTAATTCAAATGGAACAACTGAATTTGCCAATATAACAGTAAGCATCGGAAGCAGCAATCTTGTTATTGCAGCTGCAAATGCTACTGGCGGCGTTGATGCGGGATCGATAACTTTTGCTAACAGTTTAGTATCTACCCTTACTGCTGGTGATATTTTAGTTATTGGTAACACTTCTATCGGTTATCAAAGAGTACAAGTAAAATCTATTGGCACTGTTAACTCTACTGCTTCTGCTAATATTACTCTAGTAGCTCCTTATCGTTTACCATCAGACTATGTATCAAATAGCAGCGTAAATACAGTAACTCCAAGATATTGGGAATTTTCTACTGTTATTGGTACTGCACCTGGAACGAGCGCATGGCAAACACAATATGGAAATACTTCCGTAGTTGATCAGTTACATGTTGTTGTAGTCGACCAAAATGGTGTATTTACTGGTACTCCAGGAAAAATTCTTGAAACATTCTCTAATCTTTCTCGTGGTGTTGATAACAACAGTCAAGGTGGTGCTAATAATTACTACGCAACTGTTTTAAATCAATCATCAAATTATATTTGGTGGGCAAACGATCGTTCTGGTGCTGTTTCTAATACAACATCAAAATTAATAAATTCAACTAACCAAACTCCGTATACCCAACAAATGATTCAAGGTATGGATGGTTATAACGAATCAAACGCACCTTTAGCAACTATTGCTGCTGCTTATAACTATTATGCTTCGGCTTCAAATATCGATATTTCTCTTCTTCTTCAAGGTAAACCAATTTCTGGTACAACTACTGTTAATGGCCAAACTGTTAACAACTTCCAGCTTGCTAACTACCTTACTCAAAATATCGCTGAAGTTCGTAAAGATTGTGTTGTATTCATTACTCCAGATGATGCTGTTGTAAAAGGAAATTCTGGCCAAGAAGCAACTTCTACAGTTAATTGGAGAAATGCTTTAGTATCTAGTTCTTATGCTGTAATGGATTCTGGTTACAAGTATATGTACGATCGCTATAATGACGTATACCGTTATGTACCATTAAATGGTGATATCGCTGGTTTATGTGCTCGTACGGACTTTACAAATGATCCATGGTGGTCACCTGCTGGTTATACTCGTGGTGGTATTAAAAATATCGTTAAGCTACGTTGGAACCCAACTCAAACCGATCGTGATCTTCTATATCCAAACGGAATCAATCCAGTAGTTACATTCCCAGGACAAGGAACAATTCTTTACGGTGATAAAACACTTCAAACACAGCCTTCTGCATTTGATCATATCAATGTTCGTCGTCTGTTTATTGTTCTTGAAAAATCTATTGCAACTGCTGCAAAATATTTCCTATTCAACTTCAACGATGCATTTACTCAAGCTCAATTTAAAGCTCTTGTAAATCCATACCTAAGACAAGTTCAAGGTCGTCGTGGTATTACTGATTATCTTGTTGTTTGTGACGGAACTAATAATCCGCCAGTAGTTGTTGATGCAAATCAGTTTGTCGGTGATATTTACATCAAGCCAAGTCGCTCAATCAACTACATTCAGTTGAACTTCGTAGCGGTTGCGACTGGTGTTCAGTTCTCTGAAGTCGTTGGCCAGTTTTAATAAATAGAATAAAAAGGAGCAATTAAAATGGCTACAGGATTTAATATCAGTACCTTTAAGTCAAGAGGACTTACCCAAGGTGGTGCACGTCCTACTCTCTTCGAGGTATATCTAACTATTCCAACAGGAGTTGGTGCACAAGCTGGTTCTACTGACAAGTTTAGATTTACTTGCAGCGCAACTTCACTTCCGCCATCTACAATCGGTCAAGTAACAACATCTTACTTCGGTCGTCAAATTAAATTTGCTGGCGATCGTACTTTTGGCGATTGGTCAGTAACAGTAGAAAACGATGAAGATTTTCTTGTACGTTCAATGTTTGAAAAATGGTCAAACTCATTGAATCGTCTTGAAGCTAATATTCGTGATAGTGTTTACAACAGCGAAAATGATTATAAATCTCAGCTTTCTGTAATTCAGTATAGCAAAGAAGGTCAAGCAATTCGTCAATATGATATCATCGGTGCTTATCCGTCGGCTATCGATGCTATTGGATTAAACTGGACTTCTTCAAACCAGATTGAAACATTTGGCGTAACATTTACTTACGATTATTGGTTACCAGCCAATGAAATTAACAATGCTTATCTTGCTCAGGCAATAACTCCTATTGCAACTTAATATATAGTAGTGAAAGCCTCTTGAACATTATATTATTCAGGAAGGGGCTAGTTTAAAATAGCCTCTTCTTTTTTGAAGGAAAGTTAAATGGAATTATTCGGTTTCGAATTTAAACGTAAGGTACCACAAGACACCCAACCATCATTTGTACCATCCACTACAGATGATGGCGCAGTAGTTGTTGCTGCTGGCGGTTCGTATGGTACTTACGTTGATCTTGATGGTACAGTAAGAACAGAAGCAGAGTTAGTAACAAAATATCGTGAAATGGCATTACAGCCTGAATGTGATGCAGCCGTTGATGAAATTGTCAACGAAACAATGTCAATTGATGAAAAAGTAATCGTTTCAATTAATCTCGATAATCTTGACATTTCAGATCAAATGAAAAAAGCAATTAACGATGAATTCGAAAATTGCCTTAATATTTTAGATTTTCAAAAACATGCTTATGAAATTTGTCGTCGTTGGTACGTTGATGGACGTTTGTACTATCATGTTATTATCGATGATAAAGACGTAAAAGCTGGTATCAAAGAAATTAGATACATTGATCCTCGTAAAATTCGTAAAATTCGCGAAGTAACAAAACGTAAAGTAAGAGGCGGTGCTGACGCCGAAGCTGTTATTCAAAGAACCCAAAACGAATACTTTATTTTTAATGATAAAGGATTCAACTATGGCAATAAAACTGTAGGACCATCTACTACTGGTTTAAAAATTGCTAAAGATTCTATCATTCACATTACATCAGGTCTAACTGATACTAATGGTACGATGGTTCTTTCATATCTTCATAAAGCAATTAAAGCACTCAATCAACTACGTACATTAGAAGATGCTTTAGTTATCTATCGTCTTGCACGTGCACCTGAACGCCGTGTATGGTATATTGATGTCGGTAACCTTCCTAAAATGAAAGCCGAACAATATCTTCGTGATATCATGGTTAAGCATAAAAATCGTTTAATTTATGATGCATCATCTGGTGAAGTACGTGATGATCGAAAATTTATGACGATGCTCGAAGATTATTGGTTGCCTCGTCGTGAAGGTGGTCGTGGTACGGAAGTTACTACACTTCCAGGAGGTCAAACACTAGGTCAGATGGATGACGTATTATATTTCCAAAAGAAATTTCTTCAAACACTTAGCGTTCCTGTAAATCGTCTTAACTCAGATGCATTATTTTCATTAGGTCGTGCGACTGAAGTAACACGTGATGAATTAAAATTTGCTCGTTTTATATCAAGACTTCGTAATAAATTTGCTGTGTTATTTACTAATATGCTCGAAAAGCAACTAGTATTAAAACAAATTATGTCTATTGAAGATTTCCATAATATTCAACAAGACATTAAATATGACTTTTCTAAAGATAATTACTTTACAGAACTTAAAGATGCTGAAGTTATCGAAAATCGTATTAATCTTGCTCGTAATGTTCAGGATATGGTTGGTAAATATTATTCACATGAATGGGTTCGTAAAAATATTCTTCAGCAAACTGATCCAGATATTGAAGAAGCTGATGAACAAATCGAAGAAGAAGTTAATTCTGGTGATCCACGTTGGATTAATCCTGCAATTATGCAGAACCAGCAAATGGAACAACAAGAGCAACAACAACAGCAACAAATGCAGCAAACTAATGTAAAACCATTAGCCAATGATAGTGATACTGATGCTACTCCAGAAACTGATGAAACAAATAAAAAAGTTAGAGATGCTGAAGCAACCGTAGCTCTATTAGGTAAACAGAAAAATAGAACTATGCAGGATGAAACTAAGTATAAGTCTGCAGTGCAGATATTGGCTAAAAATAAATAATTAGAGGTGGAAAATGGATAAATATACAGTACAAGATTTAATTAATTATTCTTATGCGCAACAGCCTATCGAATTTGATAATGCATTTCAAGATATTTTAACTGATAAAATTGCAGCTGCTGTGGATAACAAAAAATTTGAATTGTCCCAAACAATGTTTACTGGAGAAGATCCAGAATTTGAAGACGATGAATGGGATGATGAAGAAACCGAATCAGAGGAAGAATAAAAATGGCGAAGCCACTTAAAGCTATCATCGGCAAAGATAAAAGATTAGATGGTGTCAACAAATCTTCTGTTGAGCCTGGAGAAGTTTATGGCGGCAAAGATGCTACCACAAACGAAAATGATCCAGCAACTGTAGGGTTAGTAAAGAAACATACAGTTCAAAAACATTCTGATCGTGTAGGCAATGGCGAAGATATCTATAATGGTACTAACGTCAAGTATTCAATGAATGATGCAGTTATGAAAAATTTCGGTCGCAAGAGAGAAGATGCTGCAAAAGTTTACGAAGCTAAAGAAGCTGAAGAAGCTGTATGTAATCATTCACCAAAAGGTAAACCATGTCCAGTTCATGGAATGAATGAATGCATGGAAGCAAAACAAATTAAAGAAGCAGCAAAAACTAATGCTGCTCATATTAAAAGAATGAAGAAAAAAGATATTCGTGTAAATGAGCCTCATTCTAATTTTGATATGGATACACATAAAGTTACTCTTACTGTATCAAAAGATGGCAACTCAGAAAAAATTAAGCATACATTAAAAGCAAAAGATAAACATGCTGCTGTTGCTGCTGCTCAAAGAGAATTTCATAAAAAGGGCTATAAAGTCCATGATGCAGTTCATAAAGGCATTCTTGGTGAAGAAACTCTTGGCGAAAGACATCTTTCTCCAGCTGAATTAAGCAAGCGTGAAGAAATTGCAAAAGCTATTGCTAAAAATAATCCTGATATGCCAATGGCTAAAAAAATGGCAATTGCTACAGCACAGGCTAAGAAAAGCGTAAAAGAAGAAACACAGCTTGGCGAAGGTCATTATCACGTTTCTTGGGGTCCAGGCGTTGAGCATTCTGTAATTGCAATGAATCCAATGCATGCGATTGAAAAAGCAAAAGCTCATATTACTAAGAAAACTCCAAAACTTACTGAACCAAAATATTCTGACACTTTTTCTAAAAAACCAGCAGTGCATAAAATTAAAGAAGCAGTAGAACCATTACTTCAAAGTGCTGATATTGCAAAATATAAAACTGATGATACTCAATCTGAAATTGATATGGTCCGCACCGAGCTAAAAGCAATCGCAAGTAAAGTAATGCATATGCTTGCTAATATGCCAGCTGATCATCATATTGAGCCATGGGTTCAGTCAAAAATTGCAGCTGCAAAAGAAATGATTGGATCTGTTCATGATTATATGGTTTACAGCGAAGAAGAAAATGAACAAGCGGATACACCATCAGTAACACCAAACATGTATCCAAATATGGCAAACGATAGTGCAGCAGGGATTAACGTATAATGTCTAATACATACGCAGTAAGCACAAACAACTATAC